AAGCTTTTACCGCCGCTGTCTCAACCGGCTTGCGGTAGCTTACGGTTTTGGCGTTGATGATCGTCGCGCAGTCCTCATCGGATAGGCCAGCGTATTCGGGCCTAGCAAGCTCGGCAACAAGCGGATCAATCACATTCATATTTAGCTCCCCATATATCCGCTGCTTATCGAATTTGGTTTTTATACTGGAACCGGTCCACGATTAATGCAAGCCCGACATGGAGGCACTGACGCATAGCCTTTGAGACCACCGCAAAAAGGGCATGTTTCTGGAGAAGAATGGCCGCAAGACACGCAAGGCGGTGTGGCCGATTCCTCGGGGCCAGGAGGCAATAGACTACCAGTTTCGGGCGGTGGAGTCGAACGAAACCAACCCAACACCGCTTGTGGAAGTGTTGACAGGCTTTGGAGCCACTTCAATGGACTTTGGTACATTGGCGTAAGCGTTTATTTTCTGGAGGTTAAGCAGGCCGAAGAACATCCCAAACATACAGATAACCACAAAGGCCATTGGAGCAATCGCTCCTAGAATCTTTAAGCCTATCTCTTCATTGATTCGTCTCTCAACACTTTTAGAACACGCATCAAGAGACCCAGGATTTCGGGTAGTTTCTTCAGACCATATCTTCCCGTGATCCACCCCGTCGATGCACCACTCATAAAAGCTTGTAGGTAAGCTTCTTGCGAGTACACCAAGAGCACTCCTGCAAAAAGAAAGCCTACAGCACCACAGTTCGCTGATGCCACTACGCAGCCAAGCTTTGTCCGATTGCTGGATCTCTGAACCCATCCGATTCCCCCTAGTACAGCCGACGCCAGGAATGTTGTCGCTACTGTCGCCGACTGAAGAAGGAGCAAGGTTTTTTCTTGGTCCGACACTCATCACGCCCCTTACCTTATTCTAGGGCCTGAAACAGAAACTCCCATCGCTGTTGTCAACGACGGGAGCGTCTTGTTATCCACGTAATCCCGTCCTAGAACACGACTGTAGGACAGTAGATCGCGTTAGGAATCACGAGCACCGGCAGGAAGTTGTCGAGCATGTACGCTTCCCGGCTAGGAGCCAGGGCGTTCAGCATTCGACGACTCCAGGAATGGAAGCCACGAGCCACCGTAGGACTCGAATTGACTTGCTCTTGTACCGGTTCTTGCCCCTCGTAGACCGTGAACCATTCAGGACTCGGATCAGGAGTAATGATGGCTCGGTTGATGGGAAGAATTCGAGTCGTTCCAGCAACGGTCGTAGCATCCGTTCCTTGCGGATCGGAGCCATCTCCCAGAGAAACAACCGCGTCATTGACGTGGAAGTCAAGCCACGGCACCGCGTTGAACTTGATGCTGTAGCCGCCCAGATTACGGCTCGCAGGATCGACCTGGGCAGGTTGACCCGTAACCGTGTTCCAGACTCGATTAGCCGAGCCCCCAATCGACTGGAGGCCAATATTCTGCATCAAGTACCCAGCAGTCTTTCCACTGATCCAGACGTGCTTCGGATCAAAGCCCGTCTCTCGAATGGCCGCCCGCTTCAACCCGAAGAAGAAGCTGACAAGATCCGCCGAAGGATCTTCCCACGACTTGTCGATCAGGTTGCTTCCATCATCGTCCAAGGCCAACTGATCCTTGTGAGATGCGGGAATTCCCTGGTCGATGTCGAAAGAGTTGCCCGAGGCGTTAAGCTCGGTCATACGGAACTGCTGCCCCGTTTGAGCCAAACCAAAACCACCCAAGAACGTCTTTACCAACGCAAACTCCATCAAGTTACGATGGCGTTGCGTCATAAAATCAATCTGACGAACAGCCCATTGTTCGCCACGAGCATCCAAAGTGCCAATAGGAGCACCCGGCGGGCGAAGGTTGGCGATCTCCTCGTCGAAGATCTGAAGCTTTTCCGCCATGCGGAGCAAAGCCCCAGTCTTCGTACCGATTTTCTGACGACGAATGACGTTCGCATCCGTCATCGGAGCCGCCATCGTAGCGATGGTACGGGTTTTGTTGAACTGATCCCAACCGAATACGCGAACCGGCGTAAAGGTACGATTCGTCATCGACCCATAAAACCGTTGGAACGCATTGTCCGGCGTAGGAAACTGGCTAACCACACCCTTGACAAAGGGAGTTTGGAAAGCCTGCTGAATCGTAATCGCACTCGTGTCAGCCATTATACTTGCCTTTCGTTGTGTGTTTTCTTCTAGTTAGCACTACAGATTACGATGCCACCGTCACGATTTGGCCAGAAGCCGTACCGTCCGATGTCTGACCAGGGCTGACTCGGGTCAACCATCCGGTACCATCGCCGTAAACTTCGATCATTCCACCAATCTTCAACGAAGCGGTTTCAAAACTAATCGAATCCGCCGCAAGATCATTGATAGCGACCATAGTATCCGCAGTACCCGCCGTAACCTTCAGGTTTTGGTTAGCAGCGCTGTAGAAGCCGAAGTACAAACCTTGCGAAGGAGTTGCAGGCAGCGTGAAATTCACAGCACCTGCGGCACCTCGCGTGGTGAACAGAGTCCCGGATTCCCAAGCCTTCACGGTGTAATCCGCCGTCTTGGCTTGCATCAAACGGAACCCACCACCAAACGGCGTTCCATAACCCAAGAGACCCGTAATCGCCGAGTCTTCCTGAACCATGAAACCCAGATCGTTGAGCTGCTTACGGATCATATACTCGTAAGCATTACCGGAGATGCCATAAGAAGCATTACCGCCGATCAAGAGGCGATCAGGACGAATGAGGCCACGAATCATAATCGTGCCTCGGAAACGATCCTGGTCGGCACCGCCCGCTTGCATCTTGACACCCGGATTATCGAGGATGCCAAAGATGAACTGGCTGCCATCGGTAGCCGTAGCACTCCACTGCTTCAACTTGCTGGTGGAGGCCACCATGCCAAGCAGCAAACCCGGCCGGATGACATCCGTCGCCGTGTTGCCAGCGTCTCGGGTAGCCCCATCAACACGACCGCCAACGTAGACGTTCAGCGGATGCGTGCCAAAGTAAAAGCTGTTCTCGGAAGTCTCAACGAGATTTCCAATGAACGGGCCACGTTGAAATTGCTCGTAAGAAATCGAACTCATTATTGTCTCCTATCGGAATATGGTTTTTTTCTGGGAGAGAAACGGCTTAGGCCAGAAGCCCTGCCTGCTTCAACCGACCAAACACAGCGGTCGCCGCATCAGCGGTAATCGGAGCCTCGCCGTTGCCAGGATCTTCAACCGGGTGCGGAAGCGATCCATGGACTTGGTAGCCTCCATGGGACATCGCCAGGAAGTCCGCGTAGTTCGGAACGCTCGGAGGAGCGGCAATCGCCGGAGCGGCTTCCAGAGCGTCCAGAACCGTGTCGATCGGTTGGACAGCAGGCTTGCCGTCCTCGCCAAACGACATGACAACCGCTTCCACCATGGGAAGGATCTTGCTGTCCACGTAGGCTTTGTTCGCTCGTCCGCTAGCCACAAGAGCGGCTGCACGGCTGCGATAATTGGCCTTGGCCTGCTCGGTCACAGTGTTCAAGAGAATGAGCGAACTCTTCTCCAGTTCCTTGACCTTCGGATGGCTCATCACCACGTCAGCGGCAGGTTCACCAACAGCCTTAAGCTCGGCTGGAGTAAACGGCTTGCCGGTCTCCGGGTTCTGCACCTTCAGTAACGCCTCGATTTGCTTTTGGGAAAAACTCATCACAAACGGGGCATTTCTTAGTTGCGCCCCCTCCGGTGGTTGACTGACTCCGCCCTCATCCTCTTCTTCGTTCTCGATAGCCTTTTGGGAGAGAGCAATCAAAAGGCGTTCGACGATATTGTCTTGAGTGGTATTCTCTGGGAGAGAAATCTTGGCCACATCTCGAAGTAGCGTAATGACCTCGGCAATTCGGCCGTTATCCACCGAAGTGGCGTATTCAGTGCTTTTGCTCCCCAAGACTTTGTTGGGGTCTACAGGTTCGCCAGAAGGCGAAGAAGCATTAGAAGAATCCGCTTGTTTGAAGGACATCGCAATCGCTAGCCCATCATCCGCAGGCTGGAAATTGGCTTGGCTCTTTTCAATAGGGTGGGTAACGCACGCAATGTGCATCACAGCCTCGTCCCACTCCGTACCAGAACCGTCCTTCCACTTGGGAGCCACGTAGATCGAGGTCTCCCGAATCGTCTTGCCGACCTTGCCAGCAGGCGTATTCGGGTCGTCAAAGCTCCCAGGAGCGTCCAGAACGCCTTTAAGCGTCTTGGTCTCGGGATCGACCCAAACGTAGTCCCAGAAGCCTAGGTTGTCCGCAGAGCTTCGCAGAGTGCCGTCCTGCCCCATTCGGACAGGAATGCCCTTTTCAAAGTCGTGCAAAGCCGGAGCCGGAATATGCAAGCCGCTGTTACGCTGCTTTTCAAAGTTTTCGGCCCATCTTTGCAACCGCTCCGTCGTGATCGCGATTTCACGAGATCCGCCTTTACCATCAGGCAAGACGTACTTTCCGGCGGTTACAATGTCTTTGACGAATTTTGGCATGTTAGAACCTGTAGTTCCCGCCTCTACGAAGCATTCCTGGAACAGAACTCAAAGCTCTTATAGCCTTGCCTGCTATGTACGCACCTGTAGCTACTTGAGCACCTGTCTTCATTCCATACTTTTGAGCACTGGAACTTGCTTGTTTTTGAGCTTGTTTCGCCTGCTTTTCAGCTTGTTTTGCTTGTTTTTCAGCCGTTTTTTGATGTACTTTGGTAAGCTTTTCCTTACCCTTAGCTGCGATTCTTCTAAAGCGTTCTTGTTCGTTTTTGACAGCTTGAAGATTCAGCTTCTTTACAACTCCACCACCTTGGTCTTTTGGCAGTTTAGTTATAGTGGCAAACTTATCGAGTTTTCCTTGCTTTTTTGCCCTACGAAGAATTCCTTTTGCTAGTAACCGATTTACTTTGGCTTTTTTCAGTTCCGAAGCGTCTACTGTGGATCTGAATATCTTTATCGGTCTTTTTGACTTAGCTAACTTTTTGGTTCTAGGACCAGCGGCAAACCCCAATTGGCGACCCGGAGCTTTAGGTTGATAGGACTGCGGGGTTCTAATTCCCTTTTGAATCGCTTCCGAACGCATCTCCGACATTCGCTTAGCAAATTGCTGCGGATTGGTGCGGGCCAATCGCACCAACGAGCTTCCAGTTCTTGGATTTTGCTTAGCCATGACGGCTTTCTTGTTTGGTTTTTTCGCTGATTCGGCTACGATATCAAAAATCGATTTTTTCCACAAACGAAAACCGGAGGACAAGTATGGCAATCAATTATACGAATCTTTTCACGATGCTTGGTAAGCTCGTCAAAGGTGTGAATAACGTCAAAGCGTACTACGGAGAATTGGATACTGATCTTTCCGCAGTTCAGAGTGTTTACAGCTCTAACAGCCAGTTTGCCCTTCTACAGTCCATCCCCGATACTTGGGTTGGTTTCAAGAACAACGTGTTCTCTTGGATTGGCCAAATCAACAACCAAGTAGCTACAAAGTTGCTCACCGATCGAGAGTTGATCCTGAAGGAACTTCCCATCGGCTCTGGAAGTTCGTTGAACGAGGTGATGCCTCTTCTGATCGCGGACATGGTGGCAAACAGCCAACATGTGACCAAGAGCGTGGTGACATTGGGATCTGTAACCACGACTTCCACTAATGCTTCTGTTGGTGAGCTTTTAGTGGATGCTGTTTTGGATGGTGTCACCCCTCCAGGCACTAGTATGCCTGCCTACAAAGGCTACAATGGTTTGACTAGCCAACTTGCTGAAGATGACAGCATCAATGTTGTATGTTCTACAGACAGCGAGAATGGGCTAGTCCAGGAAGGCCGAGAAAGCTTCCAATGGCTAGGTAAACCTACAAGTCCTGGGTTGTACCATTACTTGTCTCCGGGTAGTGGAACAAACACTACTATTCAGCCGTTGAACAGCTACAGTTTTATCGCCAACGGCGAATTTGAACTGTTCTCGACAAATACTCCAGCCAGTTGGACTATTGTCTCTGGAACTACTGGAACGCATATCGTCAAAGAAACCTCGGTCGTAAAACGAGGTTCCTCCGCTTTGCGTTACACCGGTGATGGAGCACAAGGAACCATCAGCATTAGCCAAGCTGTAAACCAATCTGGGCTAACCGCACTGAAACGCTACGTGGTAGCCGTTTGGGTTCGTGGAACTACAGCTACTTCGGCAGGCACTTTGACGATCCAGTTTGAAGGAACTGGTTACACGGCAGGAGCGACTGAGAAGATCGAGATGGACGCTACCGCCCTAAGTGCGGCTACTAGCTACACGTTGAAGAAATTCTACGTGAACTTGCCACTTGAAATTCCTGACGACTTGAAACTAGTCATCAAGGTTACGGGAACTCTTACCTCAGGAAAGTCGGTTTATATCGACGGACTGGTAATGGGTCCAGTAACCTACGTGAATGGCGTGAATGTCGCCATCGTGGCAGGAACTAGCAAGTTCCTTGCAGGAGATAAATTTGTGTTCACTATCAGCAATGACGATGCTGGTGTGTTTCAAACTTGGTTCCGAAAGGCATTCGGATATCAAATGCCTACTAACAACAGTCCAAGCATTGCAGATAGCTTGGCTACCTAATGAAACAAGGGCTGCCCCGGAGAGGAGTAGTTCTCCGGGGCACACCCTCGTCGCATCGCAAACCAATCGCAGGAACCTTGCTCCAGTATCATAGCAGATACCGGAAGCTAGTCAAGCGATTAACGAAGAATAATGAGTGGTTGTGGATGCAGAAAGATTGCCGACTGTCGAGGCAATTGAATCGACTCCACACGACGCGGAGCCTGAATCCGCTCAACAGTCACTTGTCGCCGTCGCCCAAGCGGGCCACGAACAACTTGCTTGCGTACCACCTCACCAGCATCAGCAACTGCGGCACCAAAAAGAATAGCCGCAATCAGGAAAACCTTAGACACGATCACCTGCCTTTCTTGGGTTAAAAACGCAAACCCTTCAATTCGTCCCACAACGCTGCAAACTTACGCAGTTTGGCCAACTTCGGGAAAAACATCATCAGCAAGTCGATGATCGAATCAAAGTCGACTTGACCATTTTCGTTGATTGCCGATTCCAACTGCTGCGATTCCAGGTGTTGTGTAAACGCAGCACGAATCTGTTGGCTAATTCGTGGCCTACGTAATCCACGGCTAATTTGTCGAGCTTGCTGATCGTCCAACAAACCCTCTTCGCCAGCTTGTTGAACCGCGTCAACCGCAACCGCCACCCACTCACGACGCCTACGCCTACGCTCACCAGCCATTGCTTTTTTCGCCATGCCTACGCTCCTTTTTTGCAGATATCATCAATCTCTTCTTGCAGCGATTCGGGCAATCCAAGACACGCTGTTTCTCCTTGGACTTGCTCGATTACAGCTTGCAAACGCTCAATCTGATCTGCCGCACGCAACAACGATGCTCTGACCCAACTATGGACTGATTCCATTTCTGCTTGTTGTCGAAATCGCTCAGTATACACCGCCGAAGCTGTTTTTTTATCCACGCTCGATCCCCTTATTTCGCCTCTGACAGTTCCAACACAATCCCCTGACGATCTTCCGCCGACAACTGCGAACCCGGCGGCATACGCTCACTAATCACAGCACCGATCGCCGACAGGTTGATCTTGCAATCGACCTCCTCACCGCCAAGATACACGCCGCCTTTGGGCGCTGCGATGTCAACACCATGACACTTGCCGCAATGCTTGTTGACGAGTGGAAAACCCCGCGCCGGCGACGCAACGCTGGCGGGACGTTGCGGAGGATCTGCTGCCGGCGCGGGGGGCGTGGATGCTTGCGGCTGAACGACTTGCCATTTGCCGTCGCGTAGCTCGATCTGGAGCGTCTGCGGCGGGCTGGCGATCGGCTGTACTACGGCCGCTTGAATGGCTGGCTGCGATGCTTGCAGAGTCAACGCTAACGCGGCAGTTTGGCCGTATCCCTTGAGTCCTTGGTCGGCTAGTTGTTGGGCTCCCTTCGTTAGCTCGGCAGCCTGCCGAAGAACGGCCGCCGGATCGAGCGAATACGCTTGAACAGCAGTGGCTAGCCCGTAGACACTCCCGCCCTGCGGAGCAATCAGCGTAGCTGCGGCCCCGTTTCCGGGTGCGTAGTTGTTGATGATCGAGATAGGCGGTTGCTGGATGATAGGCGCAGCCACGACAGCGGCCGCTACCTCGTGATGCTGGCTCACGAATCGGCATCGGTTGCCGAACAAGCCACAACGCGAACACGCCCAACAGTCACTAGCGACTATCACCACCAAGCTGAAAACTATTGCTCGAATCACTTCGCCACCTCTAAGCTTTGTTGTAGCAAATCTTGATAGATAACTTCAAAGTCTGCTCTATTGATTTTCAAACCAGCTCTTAGATACGCAGCCACACCATCAATCTCGCGTATCGGATTATCTGGTTTTAAAGCAAAATCGAGAGGATTCCCTTTGAAGTCTTTGGGGACAACGTATCCCAATTCCAAAGCCGCCTGTTTTGCGTCAATTCGCTCGTAATCATAGCGGTAAATAACATCCCGAGTCAACTGACCAATTTGAGCGACAAGCGATTTGTCAGGCTCAAAATTTATCCCAGTAGGAACGCATCGAGCAATTGACGCCGAGTAATCTCGACGTGCGCGGCTCAACAAGCCGTCGGCCGAATCAACTTCGAGCGCGTACAGTTCGGCCAGTTTGTTGATCGCTTCTTCGCGGGTAATGCCTAGATTTGCAAGATCAGACACGACATCGAAGCGGCCCGAATCCAACACTGTCCGCACGTCATTCGGAAACTCTCGCCATCCATCCGCCGAGGGTATGTTGTGGCAGATGATGCACGACCTTGCAGGCCGCAATCGTGCCGTGTTCGGCGGAGGTACGTTATGGTCTCTTACCAATTCCGGCGGTGCTTCACGCACCAGCTTTCCGTTGCCGTCGAACAGCGTGTATTCGATCATGCCGTTGGGCAGCGTAACGAACACTTCGCGGCCTTGATCCCGGAAGTCCAACAGATTGCGGAGCGGATGCCGTTCAGCCTTCTGCCCGCCGTCGGCGATGTCGCGCGTAACGCTCCACAGCCCACCGCTCAAACCTAGTCCGAAGTCCGCCCGTCTTGGCTTGGCGGTGACATCGCTCGCAGTTAGTGCGGCTCGACGTTCGCCGCCCGCGTCTTGGGTAGCTCGAAGGAAAACGCCACGGCCCCGCAAGTAGCGATCGAATTCGGTTAACCCTTTTGAGTCCGCGTCGGTGTCGGTCGGAAGTTGGCGGAACTCGTAGTACACACCGCCATCCAGCGTATCGAGCGCCTTGCTTAGCCACCAATCCGCTCTGTAAACAGCCCCAGCCGACAGCGTTAGCTGCGCCAGCAGGACGGCCTGATCTTGCGGCACCGTCGGTGCGATGACAGCGATATCGACTCCGCTATTGGTTTTCGGGACGTGTAAATACGGGTCTAGCTTGGCCAGTGAATCCCAAGTCGCCAGCGTCTTGGCAATCGTGTTCTTTCGCGGACTGAATCTCCGCAGGTCAATCCGCATCATCCAGCCGTTCGCGATCACGTCTGCCCGCTGAATTGTGCTGGCTTGCGACACCGAGCTATTCAACGCGAAATTGACCAGCGGCACCCACTTTTCGTCGCCCCATGGCGGAATGGCCAAGTAGCGAAGAAACGGCCGATCAACTTCCGGTTGCTGGACAAGATCTGTAAGCGCCCAGCCGACCCAATCGGGCGGAATTGGTTGCCGTGCTGGTGGATCGGCACAGAGCACAACGGCCAACAATGCGGCGATCATCGTATATACCGCCACGATGCACACGCCAGCAGATGCACGCCAAACGACAGCGCCGACAAGACACCAAGGACCCCAGCCATCGTGATCGACCAATCCTCAATCCAATACAACCATTCACGGGTTTCAACGCTCATTTCATCCTCTCCACGCTTAATCCTTCACGCACGAGCCGAACAGCGCCCATAGCGCTGGTCTGTGATGCGTAACGCTAACTGCTCCTGTCTCGCACGACGACGCGCCAGACGCACGCTGCTGCGAGCGTGTAGCCCACGCCGCCTATATACGCGCATCGCACAGCTACCTCGTCGCACTGGGCATGCGTTGCGACAATGCCGACGACGACGGCCATCGACGCGAGCCAAAAACTAAACACCGCCAGCCTGTCAATCATTTCATCCGCTCCACGCTAAGCCCCTCACGCACCAACAACACCAACCCGCCAGCCCGTGTGACCAGCCGGAACAACTCCGCATCCGCCACAGGATCAACCGGCGATGGCGTCTTGGGTTTTGGCAGCCCGTATGCCTCAACCGTCAGCCCGCGTTCCCATGGCCCGATGGTCATGCGCGGATCGTAAACCGGTTTCATCAGGTCGGTTCCGCCATGGTCGAGACCAAGCACATGCCCTAGCTCATGTTCCGCGACAACTTGCAGCCCGATACGATTGGCGGGTATTGGACTGCCAACGGCCCACGGTTCGCGGGCATCAAATCGCATTTGCAGCGGTGTCGTCCTGCCTTGCAAATACGGCAACTCGGCATCCGCCAAGACGCCGCCCGGTTGCTGGCTCATCGTCGTAACCGTCAGCGATTCGCGGGATTCAACCTCCGCGAACTCGATACCGCAGACGGATTGCCATGAGTCGCACGCGGCCCGGAACACGCGGCGGAACAAATCACGATCAATCCCAGGCAATCCCGTCAAAGCCACGCGATAGCGTATCGTGGTCCCACGCGGCCAGCGGGCTGGATTCGCGCCGAGGGGTGCTGGCTTGTAGCCGCAGATGATACGATCCATCTTCAGGACTCCAAAAAAGGATTGTCATTTCCTCGGGAGTAATCATCCGAGTACAGGATGTCCGGCATATCCCCAGTTACCGCAAAATCGAAAGTACCACGTTCTGGATCGTCCGGTATCACCATGGGGTCGTCCCAAGCCACTTGCTTTGCGGCATTGGACAACGAATCCACTATATCATCTGTTCGGATAGGATCGCCAGTCCAAAAGAAAATTTCATCTTCAGCAGTGGTGAGCCAGGAAGCCGTCTGTGGAAACCAAATACGACCCTGCGACATGCGGATCATGGCTTCGGCGGCGTTTACAACCTTATCCACCCTAGTGTGTATTGGGTTGACCGACAATCCCTCACGAATAGCCCCTTGATACACGCCTTGCCCAAGACCATTGGCTTCCACGAAAAAGCACTCGGGACGCCATGTGCGGTTTACACGTTTCATAGCCATGATGACATCAGGTATCTCTTTCCTGAATCGCAGCATGTCTAACCACAAAAGGTGGTAATCCCGAGTAACACCCCAAACCGAGATCACAGTGTAGCTGGCTTCTTTTCGCCACACCTGCGTATCGCCAGGACCATGCTTGCTGCTAGCCGCAGGATCGACTGTGACAAATACCCGAATTAGGGAATCGACATGGTGCATCGGGCCAGAACCGTCCATTCCCAAGCAGAAGTATTCATTCCTTTGCGAGTAGTACCTAGCCCAATGCCTCTTGAATCGAGCATCTTGGGAAACGTCCCAGCGGCCTTCTTTGAGCTGTTCACGGGTTACAGGATCGAGTTCATCGAGCGAGTTCGCATAACTCTCCAGATCCAAATGCGGATTGTCGGTAGCGAAGCTCGGGATGAACGGCCTACGAGGATCGTGTCCGATGTATCGGATTTTTTCACCCGTAAGAGCAGCTACCTTCCGGTCAATGTGCGGACCAATCTTGAACCGCTTCTTAACCCAAGCACCACCAGGACCGCCTGGATTGGTAGCCCCTCGCATCCGAAGCGGTAGGCTTTTTTGCTGCTGACACAATTCACAGTCATCAACGTAATAAGGCTTGCCATTTATCGTTTTATGGATAGGGCAAGCTAGCTTACGAAGACGGGAAAACAAATACCGATAATCGTCCTCTTGATGCTGGGTAGTTTCATCAAAAGCACAGTATTGAATCTCGATACCTTGGTAGCGTAAGTGAGCCTGAGATTCTCCAATGAAACCAAACGCTATCTTGGAAGGTGGACCTGGAGTACCATCAGCGTACTGCGTCGGAAACCACCAAGTATGCGTAGCTCCTTCGTAACGAGCTGAAGTCCCGTTTAGCCAAGAATTGGCACGATCAAGAAGTGCCCCAGGTTGCTTCAAATCCGTAAGCGTCTTACGCAAAATCAACGCGGCGTAGCCTGGAACGTCTACGCACTGAAGAGCACCCATCAGCAAAGCGGAACTCTTACCGCCACCAGCAGCCCCACCAAATAACGCTTCTTGGTGAGGCAGTAGCAGAAACGCCAGTTGCTTTGGAGTAGGCAACTGTGGAATGTATTCGGACCACTTAAGACCAAGTGATTCAAATTGATCGAACGACATGGTTATCGCTTATTCAATTTTGGCAATCGTTGAACAGCAGCAGCAACACACTCACTGGCGATATCAACAGCGTTGGCAATGTGAGCAGATCGCAAAGCAGGCTTGGAGTTCATAACCTGCGGGTACTGGGCAATAGACCCTTGAACAACCCCAACAAGCACCGCGATGAAGATATCCTTCGGCATGAGACCGTCGTAGTGGATTTCCGTCACCGCCGGTGCCTTGCCAGTCTCGATTTGGGTGACAACGCCTTCAACCTCGTGAAGACGCTCATCGAGGTTGTTGCAACGATTGAGAAGAGCATCAAAAGGCTCTCGAAGTGAATTCAATCGCTTATCGTGAAGCTCTAGCTTTTCGACAACAACCGACAAAGCCTCGTCCTGATCCGGTTCAGAAGGTTGTGTAGAAACCTTGGTAGGAACAGCTTTGGGCGACGGAATTTTTTCTTCGACGACTGGCATTTGGTTCTCCTGGATAGTGGTTGACTCTAGGAGTCTACTCCAAGAGAAAGCTCAAGTCTACCCCTTACTGAAAAATGGTTTTTTTCTGGGAGAGAAGATGGGCTTATCCCCTATGGGATAATCTACTCTAAAGAGGTTATTTTCTGGGAGAGATAATCTATTGGGATTTCCCCCTATATATAGGGAGAAGGAGAAGAGTAGCGCTAGCCGTCGTCGCTGCGCTCCTAGGCTAGCTTAAGGGGAAAGGGGAGTCAAGTACCTAAACCTCTTCTCTCCCAGAAAAAAACCATTTTTGGGATTTCCCAAGAAATTTTCCCACTCCCATTGACTCTATTAGGGCTTGTGGTAAGATTCCCTAGTCTGAATCACGTAACCAAGCCTAGGAGTAGTCAATGGCACGTAAGATTTTCGACACACTGGTTTCCGATACAGTCCAAATCCAAGCGGACATTGGACAGGGGCCTCAATGGCTCTTAGGAAACCTCTTCTCACAGGCGTTTTCCAACCCTGATCTGGAATTGCCTACACCTTTTGGCAGGCATTTCACACTTTTCCAGGAGCAGCACACCAAGCAGATCTACCTGCTGACTGCCGAAGAGGCGGATACTGCTCGCCCCTACCCCACTTCACCTATCCAGGAGCCTTAGAATGAAACCAGGAGACAAACTACACCAAATTCTAGCAAAATTAGGCCAAAAAATCGAAGAAGGATGTCCTTGTCTAGCTCATATCAAGGAAATGAACCAAAAAGGCAAGAAATGGTGCAGCGATAACATAGAAACTATTGTAGGATGGCTTCAAGCAGAGTCAATTAGACGCCACGGATGGTCTTTTCCAGGAAAAATGATTTACCCAGTAGTACGCTTAGCTATCTGGCAGTCGGAGGACTAACAGTGAAGACTATCCCAGGTAAGTTTTTGTGTAAGGAATGCGATAAACGAGACCTAGAATTTGGCTTTGAAGGGTGCCCAAGGTGCCAGGAACAGATCCGAATTCGGGCTTTGGCGGTGCGAATGCTCAAAAATGAGAATCTAAGCACCTACGACCCTCACTATTGCGTCGGGGAAGCTCGGTTGGGTGATTATGGCCAAAACGCTGTCGATGCGTTAGCGAGGCGTATAGAGCGTCAGGAAGTGGAAGCCTGAAAACCGCTCAAAGCTAGAACAATTTTTTAGGAGCAATTGACATGAAGCCTAACTTGTCATACAGTGTAGATATCAGCAAAGTCCTAGCCAGGGTAGAAAAGCTGGAGGAGAAAGTAGCTGATCTGGAGAAAAGATTGAAGCCTGCTGAGATCGTAGGATTCTCTTACTCCTGGCCTAAGAATCTTCGCCCAGAGATTAAACACCTTCATTTTGAGGTAAATGGTGATATCTATGGGTGGACATCTAAGCCAGAAATGCGTTGGATTGAAGGTAAGATGCAAGTTACAAGCAGCGAAACATTTCCTCCGATAGCGTTGCATGATCCGAACAACTGGTGGTTTTGGTCAGATCACAAGCGGATAGAGGCTCCTCCACAAGCTGTGCTTCCGGCTCTTATTTCAAAGGAATACCTATGACTTTGCGGGAATGCTACCAAGCCTTGTGTGATGCGTGTGGGGAAAAGACCACGTTCATTGCTCTTGGGCCAGAGGAAGCCGAGAACGTGCTTAGGAGGAACCTGGGGTGGAGCTTAGTAAAAACCACTTGCGTCAAGGATGGGGAGGAGAAAGTGTACGACTTGCACTTCTGCTGTCCTGTGTGCCTTAGTGACTATTTGAACAGTGTGGAAGAAGCTGGCGGGGATGTTGAAAAAGGATCAGAGGATTAAGGAGTAGACAATGGACAAATTGTTGAAAGACCGAGTGATTATAGAGATAGATTTTAGGAAGATGCTATCGAAGATGCTGCACAACTTCTTCGATAAGGAATGGCAAGAGAAGCACATGACAAACGCTACAGGTAAGATCAAAGAAATGACGGATGATAAAGGTTCAACAAACGAGGTCATAGGAAATCTAGCCAAATTGGGGATGGCCTACGTGGCCTTGACAATGGAAGAGGTGATGTTGAGAGCAACTCAGGACATGGAAGGGAAGGAAGGTGAGACGTGAACCTTGAACAATCGTTTGAAGCTCGATTGGATTATGTTCGCGGATTGGCTAGCCAACTGGCTACTCGATTGGAAATCGCAAGTTGGAAGCATGTTCCAGAGCATGTCGAATTGATTAAATACGAACTGACTACGCTTGTCGACAGGTGGGCGGAGATCAAAGCGAAGAGGGAAAGTGAAGTAGATAAGGTAGGCTAGGACTCTTCTTCTCCCAGAAAATAACCATAGGAGCTATATAATGATTGATAGGTATCAGGTTAAAGGACGGCGAATTTGGGATAGCGAAACGGATATGTACAGCAGGCTGCTTCCACATGAAGAATACGCAACACAAGTTAGAGATTTTATATCGAAGTTTGAAAAACATGGATTGCATTTTAAGCCGCTTGACGAATGGGATGACGACAAGCTGGAAAGTGATCTGGTCAATCATCCTGACCATTACCAAGGCAAGGTGGAGTGTATTGACGCTATTGAGGGTGCCCTTGGAATTGATGGATTCATAGACCACTGTCGAGGTACGGCTATGAAGTACATCTACAGGGCTGGTCGAAAGAGCAACAGCAAGAGATCCAAGAAAAAGTCCCTAAAAGGTAAGGATACCACTGTACAAGACCTACAAAAAGCAGTATGGTATCTGGAACGTGCAATTAAGACTATTAGTCAGGAGCATGAAACGTAATGATACCGGAAAAAAGACGGCAACTTGTCTATAAGCTCCAAGGCATCGTGGGAAGTGCTAGGTTGGTACTTGATATCAACCTAAAACAACTTCGGCAAGAACAAGGAGAAGGCTCAAAGTGCGATCCTCTTGTTACAGGCTTGTCATTCGTGGATCTTACAATTTTTGATGCTGAGGTAATTCTTAAGACGATCGCGAAGTGGGAGGCTGAATAGCTTTGATCTACGGGAAGTGATGTTTTTTTCTGGGAGAGACTATGAACGAGGAAGAACGTAGCAAGATCCTGCCTTTGAGGAAGCAAATAGCCGAAGTCTTAACTTCTGCGGAGCTTCTACAAATGCAGAACCCGAGCATGAAAATACTGGAGTTGATATTGGACTCCTTAGACCAAGCCTACTACGTATCTGTGTTTGGCAAGCTACCTGAAAGGGATAAGAATGGATGAGCGTACTGTAGATAAAGTCCAAGAACTCCAAGACAAGGTGGAAGTTCTGGAGAGGAACTTCCAGTACGTCAAGGATGTCTTGGCTTTTGAGAAACAGCGGTATAGAGACCTCGAAAGGGAGGTAGGCCGATTTGAGAACAACTTTAAGTACCTACAAGGAATACTGGATGCTGATGACAGGTACATCAGTGAGCTTAAAGGGCTTCTAAGAAAGCTGTACCACTTATCTTCCGGTAGGGAACACGTGGATGGCAAACAAGTCCAAGAGTTGTATGTTGAAATTGAAAAGGTGCTAGGAGAATCTGCATAATGACAGAAACAACAATGACCTGGAGGGAATGGATCAACCAGTACGATCCTGTTGAGATTGTCATTGAATTTAGCGGCTACAACCCACTAAGTATTCAAAGCGTAGTCCTTCAGTGGAAAACTCCTGTTGCCAATATGACTGGAGTGGCTAGCGGCAATGAATGGAGATCCAAAGACGGTCGATGGTACATGCGGGGAGAACCTATCAATGGAAAGTGAGCAAGAAACGCAGATCCGAAATTTGAAGTACAGGGTTGAGGATTTGGAGTCAGATCTACGGGATCTAAAAGAAAAACTGAAAGAGGAAGTTTGGTGTCGAAAAGCACAAGATCAAATGTTGGAAGGTGAAATTGATTACTTGTATAGAAAATTTTGCCTACTCAAAGACAACGGCTACTAACAGAGAAACCTAAAAGGGAGTCACAGATGGGACCCGAAGAAAAAGCCAAAGTGTGGAAAGAGTTCATGTCCAGTCCTCTAGCCAAGGTGGTATACACTGCCTACTACCATGACAACTACGAGCGAAAAGGGAACATGGAAATAGGGGAGTACCTCAAAAGGCACTCCATCGAATCCATCGTCCATACCTCGGAGATGATGAACCTCCTGGTCCATGGCTACGAAGCCAGGACTCTGGCGGAGAAACCTACAGAGGAGTCCCAGATGGGACCCAAAGGGGACCCACAGTGGCTAGACGAGCCCAACCACCCCAAGGATGGGTCCGCCAAGTGGTACTGGGTTAAAACAGGAATTGAAACAGAGCCAAACCCTATGTTGGTCTATCGGGGAGTTAATGGCAAGTGGCTAGCTAAAGACACTAACATAAGCTCTCATTGGGACGGTAGCAGGTGGCAGCCAAACGGGGCTATTTTTCCGCTAGGAGGCTGTAAAGTACTTCCTATCCAAGAACCTAGCTGATCCACAGAGAAACCTAAAGCCGCTTAGATGGGACCCTAAGCGGTAAGGGGAGAGAGGGGGAAGAGAAGAAAGGGGAGTACCTTATAGCGTATAGAGAGGTCATTTTTGGAGGGAGATCTTTTTGGGGAGCACCTTATAGCGTATAGAGGCCGCCGGGTCCAGGCCGCACTCAACCCCTCCGAGGCGGGGGGGATGCCTCCCTTCAAGCTGGGGGGAAGCTCCCGCCCCTCCCACAGAGGGGGAAGGGGGAATTCCTAGTTGTCGACTAGCCTAGTGGGGAACTAGCCTAATGTATTATGTCCGGGAAACTGGCGTTCCAAGGTGTCGACTACGTATTCCAATTCCTGCCTAGCTTTGCGGATGCGTTCTGACAGGTTATACAACCTATCCGCCTTCCCTTCTACCCCTCGATTTAGATAGTTATCTGCTACCTTATCTAGCCGGTCTTCCATCTTTTCCAATTCCGTTACAATCTTGCCTAATGCCATCGTTTGACCCTCTGTTAAGCTAACTCTTGGACTATCGCGGGGGAAACAATTTCCCCCGCATGCCATGATTCTATCAAGTGATATCGGACTGACAAGCCCACTATCTGAAAACTTTTCTAGGATTTTTTCGACCACTCCCTAGGTGGGTAGTCCCCAACGATGGCCAACAATGCGCCAACCCCTAAGGATCGTTTCCACAATCGCCATTCCGATTGTGGTTCGTCGGGTAGACTTACGGCCGTCTTAGCGTCTGGGGGGCCCACTGTAAGCTTTCCAGACGCCCTAAACGCGATTACCACTCGTCCCCTGTAGCCTAGTCTCTGCCGTAGATGGTGGCGCACGAATTCGGGGGAATACTCTGGTCTAGCGGGCATCGTGTTCCCCCCCTTGCCAAGCTTTTGACCTAGTAACGGCAGTGTTCCCATGGGGACTTGCGGAGATTGAAACGAGACGCATTTTCCCCCCCGCGCCATCGCAAGGGACGGGGCATCGCTCGCAAGTTACGCCGGTCTTTTCGTTTGGGCACGTGATGGTTTTCATGGGCAATTCAGCCTGTAGAACTGGTTTGCGAGAGACAAGATAGAATCGCCATCCCATAGAATGCGCTAATTGCGCCTCTTGGGCGGAATGCACGCTCGCCATGAAATACTTGCGATAAGGCTGGAATTGTGGCAATCTCCAGAAATGCGTATAGCCAGTGTGGCCACTAGATGCCCCAACGATTCGTTCAACTATCGCAAGCGGCACCAGAACCGGGTCACCCCATGCCCCAAAACGTACCTTGCGACCCCTAAACAATTCGGTATCCCCTTGCCAACTAGGAATTTCCTTGTTTTCTAGCTGTCTCCACAATCCATATAATGGAATTCGCGGGACGTAACATCCCCCATTACCCCCACTAGCTTTAGGGGTTAGCGGGCAATCCCAACAATTAGCGATTTGATTTTCCGGAAAAGGGCCTGTTGTTGGGATTATCCATACCTGAAACATATCCCCCAACTTCCGGTTATAGGAATTAGTGGTCAATAAACAATATACTTCCCCCCCACTAAAACCCGGCACTGTTGCCAGTAACCGCTTGTCAGTTCGCGAATACTTCTCAACCGTCTTAGTCGTCATGTTATTCCCCTTGAAAAATAGTTCGGTTAATCGTTTCAATGTCGATTCCGGAATCATTCCATGACACCCCATCGGGTGTTTCATAGCCGATAGCAGAATCCGGGTTTGATTCGCGAATCCGTTGAATGAATTCAGCGTAACTTTTCGTTTCCGTAGCTAGTTGATTCAAACCTTCATCGTTATCTATCCACAAGCTTACATTCCATGTTTGGAAGTTTTTCCACCCGTTCATGGTTTCAACCCTTTACTAGTTGTTCGGGAAACATTTCAAGCAACTGTTCTTGTTCGGAATGATATCGGCAATCAAACGATTCCCCTACCGCAAGCGTAATGCGTTTTGATTCGTCGATTCCTAGGGTTTCCATAACCTTGGGCACTGAGTGGAAAAATGTAACCGGTTGAATTGCGACAACACGGAAAAACTTAGGTTTTTCCTCACGTATCACTTCACGAAACATCGCTTTCACCGACTGAATTGAAGATGCTTTCGGCACCTTGACCACAGCAACCGAGTGTAGCTTTTTGTATCGCAAGTTAACCGTTACACCAGCTGCGAAGTCGGAAACGGAACAATAAGAACCGCTAGCGGAGTCTATCCAATCTTTTCCAGACAAAAACGAATCTTTTGCGTCTTTTGCCGATTTGAAATCACGCCCATAGGCAGGCGAGAGAGAACGATAGTTTTCGGTAATTTTCATCGACATAATGGAAACCTTGAATTGAGAGAATTAGAGAACGGGAAACAGGCTGAATTGAGACTAGAGAACGGTTAAGGAAACGCGGTAGAAAACACCCTCTGACGATAGGAAAGTGAGATCGTAAACACCGGTTGAACGATAGTCTACGCCGTTGTCAAGACGCGAGATGCGTGTAAGCTTGCCAGTATCGTCGATAACCTGCTCGATAAGGTTTTCGACGGTTTCCCAACTAGGCGAAAGCTTAGCGCCGACAACGGTTAGGAATAGGTCAGCCTTATCGGTAGGCAAAGCTTTTATTCTCAACGCGGTTTGAATACCTATTCCGTTGCGTCGATAGTATCGAGACTCTTGCGGAGTGAATCCAGCCACTTCCCAACTATCAACGATATCAACGGTTTCTTTGATCGGATCATTCATTATCTTTCCCCTCTGGTTGAAACTGGATTTCATCGCGGGGTCACTCGCCCCGCACGAAGAATTCTATCGACTTGGCTAGTGTCGAACAGTAGGGAATCCTAGATTTTCTAGGTATCTTTCTAGGGATATGCTATCCCCCCACAAGTGGAGATATAACCTAGTTAGCTGATGGAAAATGTAGCCTATGCGAACTATAGGCTACGTAGGGAATGGGAATTATAGGCTACGTAGGGAATAGCCTATATGGGATATGGGAAATGTAGAGAATATACCCCCCTACTAGGGGTCCCTTGGGCTCCCCGGAACCGGGGGGGAGGACGAAGCCCCAAAAAAATTAGCCGCCCTCATATCCCCCGATTAATAGCTACACGCCCACCCGAGCTTGAGCGCTCAAGCTCAGGGGGTGCTACACTAAGACTTAGGCTTAGGTAGGCAATATGTTAGCTATATCCAAAGCTATCGTAATTAGCGGTAAGCTATGTCTTAGCAGGATATTTGCACTATCTATTGCCGATAGCTTTCAGCCTTTCAAGGATTGTTCTCTGGGGAACAACGATGTCCACAGCCTCCAGAGAATCCTGGATTTTATTCGCCGCAGAGGCAGCTTTTGGGTTGTGTTCGATGGCTTGGACACGCTCCCGCATGGCCACTGGAAGGCTCGGATTGTGGCTGAAGTGCTTGCCATGCCCAATGTAGTTCGTGCCTTGCTTGGTAGCCTCGTCGTCTAGGCTTTCGTTCTCGTCATCCTCGTCCAACTCGGTCTTGGCGTTGATCTTCACCGCTTCAAGGGTGAGACTGTCGAGCGATACACCAGCGTTCTTTAGATGCTTCAATGCTTCGACCACATCCACGTGTTCGATCTGCACACGCCCGTTAGTGGTGATCTGTCCATCGACCTGGACATTGACATCGACATCCACTTCCTTAGGCGAGTCTTGCCAATCATCCGTTACGTGGCGTCCTGGTCCATTCTTGAGCCATGCCAAGGGGTTCTTGGCCTTTACCTCGGCCTCGGCGACTGTGGCGGCCACCTGGATCGCCCCAATGACACGATCGTGGAACTGCTTGTAAGGACCGCTCTTCGAGGCCCTGCCACGCTCCATCCAGCGGCTTACTGTGATCGGGCTGATGTTGAGAATGCCAGCAGCAGTCTTGAAACTGGCACCCGCACGAAGAGCGCCCAGGAACTGGGATATTCTCTGGGGAGAGATCTTCTCCAACTCCCGAAGGCGGGTAATCGTCATCCGGTCCTTGGGCAAGCGGCTACCGTCCGGGTGAACGGCGTCCATGAAGATGTTATCGGGCAATGATTCGTCCATACAAGTCTCCTTTGACACGAGCATAGTGGGCAAGGGAAGGATAAGTCAAGGAACGCTCCAGATTGGCCCGTAAACGCTCCAAGGCGTGTCCCCTGACTGAAGAGCCAAAGGCACGCCTTGGATGCGTCTAATAAGGCCCTGGTGAGCCTATTGGGGATTCTGTGGGTCTACCGACTGGCAGGCAACGTAGGAGATTCGTTGGTCGATCTGCTGGGCGACACGGAAACTTAGACCATTGTTCCGTCTCGACGGATCGAGACTGTCGCGGGCCGCCGACCGGCAGTTGTCCCCGTCGCCGCACCAACTACCACCCTTGAGGACTCGGAATCCTACAATTCCGCTCTGGTGGTCGGACCAAATAGGGGCACGCTCTTGGGAATTGACACCATTGTAGAAATCTGTCCAACTACCACCCTTGAGGACTCGGAAGCCTAGGTCATCGAGCTGTTTTGACGTATCGTACCAGAGGCGGTACGACGACCGGCAGAACCCGGCGGAGAAGTCCCAGCCTCCGCCACTTACCTTACTTAGTACCCGGCCTTGAATATCGCAATGATTCGCAGTCCATTCCCAGACATTGCCGTGCATGTCGTAGAGACCCCAGGCATTCGGCTTTTTCTGGGCAACATCCTGTAGCTTGCCCTTCGAGTTATCATAGTACCAAGCATACTCGCCAAGCTGCTTTTGATCGTCCCCAAAGTGGTACTTGGTAGTGGAACCGGCTCGACAGGCGTACTCCCACTGAGCCTCAGAGGGTAGCGAAACACCCGCCCAATCACAGAAGGCCATAGCGTCGTCCCAGCTAACGCCTACCACAGGCTGCTTGGGGCGATTGTACTCAGCTTTGTGCCAGTATGTAGGCTTACGGTGATTGGTAGCTTCCAGGAACACCCCGTAGACTTCGTTGGTGATCGGCGTAGTGGACATGAGGAAAGGCTCAATGACTAGCTCCGAGCCTTCCTTCGCATAGCCAGGAATCTCTACGAAGTCCAGCCATACCTTGGGTTCGGGTTTTTTTCTGGAAGAGAACATAAGATTGAAAGATGTCAAGAGCGATAAAAGCCTGTCGTACTCCCTAACCGGTGGCTCGACAGGAACCTCCTTATCGGTTCCCATCCACTTGCGAAGATCCTCTTCTTTCACTAGAAGGCCAAAAGCCAAGTCGGAGAACGAAAGACCATTTCGCTGTTGAAAATCCTTGAGTAGCTTCGAAAACTTACGAGCCAGATCTGTGTTGATGGTGGTCATGGTAGCTCCTGGAATGGATTGGATAGTGGACTAGGTGGAAGTGTATCAGTTTTGGTCAGAATTCTCTATCGACTCGATATCCATGGTAGCGTCAGCTTTAAGCTGCTCCGCATCGGCCAACGCTTCGCGTGCGGCATTCACAACACGCTCACGCGATACTTCAAGCATGCACTCAAACAAATGCTGTCGACTGGCTTTGAGGACCGTCATCGCGCACCAGAGAGCATATTGCGAACTTCCGGTTGATGCGAAATAAGGACCGGTATCGTATGGGTCTCTCAGCCAATTCCTTATGTTTTTTACGAGTTGTTCATGTTCTAGCTTAGCGGTTTTCCATTTTTCAATTGTGCTCATTTGACCCTCTATTGCTTTGAGTTAATTGCCACAGCGTAGATCGACAGGATTACGCTTACGATCACTAATATTTGGGTGAATGTCATCGTTCACCTGTAGTTGAAGTGTATCAGAAGTGTTACTGGCTGTCTAGTGGCTTGTCGGATTCTTCTGTGGAGTACGTAGCGGAAAGAGCATCACGGATCTTGTAAGCATCCACAATGTTCTCACAAGCAGCCAGGAAGTGGCTCTTGCCTTCCCGATGAGTGACCTTAACCACGTGGGTGATCTTAGGGACTACAGCAGTCCCAGGATGCTGTCCTTGATCGGGACTCAATTCGGCTACCCAAAACGTGGGATAACTTGTGGGTTTGGACATAGGCTTTTTTCCGTAGTAGACGCATATAAACATTAAGGTCATTACAACTAAAATAACCGCCAGTTCCCAAATTGGATTAAAGGGACGTAAATCTAATTTGGATTTCATGGGACTACCCAACATAGGCTAGGAGTGGATGAGAACTGCGTCCTGGTCGCCGTAGACGCGAATCCTGACCGCCTCCGTGGCGATGTCAGGCAAGACCAAGGTTTGGTGACGATAGCCTTCGGGGACTAGCACAGGGGCCTCCCCGAGGGCTGGATTGGACCGGCGTAGACTCTCCAGAGACTCGATTAGCTCGTTGAGAGTCACGTGAATTCTTCCTTGAGATACCCCTTGATGCCCCAGCGGCCATCCAAGGAAGACCAGTCGAGCGTATCGTCGTCCATCACCCCATCACAGTTGTCGGTGTGACGAAGGCTCCAGAACATGTCCTCGTTCTTTTGCTCGCAATAGGTGCCCAATGGAGTGTAGAACCAGTAGACTTCTGGATCATACGTTTCGAGGTACTCTTGCCAAGTCATTCGGGTTCCTGGAAGGGAAGGCATATCGGGGGAATTCATCGTTGCACCGCCTTTCCACGCATCGACCACCATCCGTCGTCCGCTCGCCATTCGTCGCCGATTGAGATTCCGACTTGATTGCACCTGCGACTCAAATAAACCAAAATCTGCGTCTTGTTTTTTTCATAAGCACGGCCCACGTTAAGTTCAAATGGATCGTATTCGTCGAGCCACTCGCGCCAGGTCATCGAGCGGCCCGGCATTGCTGGTAAATTCATCGTAAGGCTCCTAGAAGGAAAAAGTACGGCTGAACCAGATATCGGTAGTATACCTGGTTCTAGTTTAGAGTCAATACTGGCTTAGCTGTTTTTGTAGGCTTCAATCACGTCGTTGATCGTAAAACTCTCCGCACCGGCGCAGAGCACGTACATCACGTCTCCGCCGTAATCCACACCGTAATCGTCACAGGCTCGCTTGGCTTGATCCGCACCCATGTATGACGTGCGAAACTTCTTGGCGATCCGAGGGTTCCAGCATCCCACCTTGCACCAAGCATCCACACTCTCGGCATTAAACCCTAGTTCAGCCCAAGATTTTGCGACGTAATAAGCCTCTTCCCGGCTCCCGTAAAACATCGGACCATGCGACAGCAGTACCGACTCGATTTCAAACTGACGTTTCATGGCTAACCCCTTGTAGTAGTAAAGTGTCTGATGAAGGTAGCAGAGATGCGGGGAGGATTCGAACCTCCAACCGTCCAAACACGTGGCATCCAATCGAGTGCGCTCGATCAGTTTTCCGGGTCGCTAACCCCAACCACGCCGCCGCACCGTAAGTGCCTGTCTTTCCAGGCTGTCTGTAAGTATCATACCAGAGTTCTATCGACTGTCAACCCGGCTTTCGTTAGAAGTATGGGAAAATTTTCTACGTGCCCATAGATCGAATTGCTGTTGAAGCCGATCGGCTAGGTCGAATTGCCCAAGATCCTTGAGCCATTCCAGCGTATCCTTGCCGTCGTTGAAATAGTCGAGCTTGTCGATCAAGTCCGGTCGTTTAATCACTTCACGCACGATCATGTTCCCTCCAGTGCCCGGCTTTCGTTAGAAAACCGGGGAAAGATGGTAGATGGGTATGGCCTAACCGGTGATTGGAGTCACCCGGACAGTGCCCTTGACCTTCTGGTCTTTTTTCTGGCGGAGACGCTGTAGGGCCGCATCTGCCGCTTCCACTTCGAGGTCATCGACCGGAAGCTTGCCATGCTTGGCGAAGACCTCGGACAAGTCACGCAGGGTGGCTTGGCGGGTCGTCTCGTTGACCTTGGACAAGAGGTAAGCGAGCAACTCGCCAGGAGTGACACCGACCGAATGGGCACGCACACTGTCGTGGCCCACTTCAAGCTGCGTCTCCCACAAGTCGGAGAACGGGTGGCCATCCACGTCCGCGTTGATGAGAACCTTGACACGATGCTTTGATCCAGCAGGAAGATCCGACCGGATGAACCGCTGCTCAGCGCTCTTAGCGGCGGCAATCAAAGCGGCGGCAACCAACTCGGAATGGGAAACAGCTTGGATAGTGGACATTCTAGGCTCCTTGTGATTGGTACTGCGACTGACGACTAGAGAAGTGTATACTGGGCTCTACTGCTTGTCAACTACGAAGTGGATTTTTTCTGGGAGAGAAGAAAACCGCTGGTGGAGATGGTGGCAATCGGACAGTAGCTTGGAAATCTGTGGGGAAGACTTCTGACCGGCGGCCCAGGTGCCTACATGATCCACGATGGTGATACGAAGAAAAAAGGTGGAATCCTGGTCGTTCCTAGCTTTGTCGAGAAGTCTGACGGCTTTGTCGATGTTCATAGTGGGGTCGTGTTTGGAAAGGAATTTTTCGGCTGCTTTCAATTCTTCGTAATCCGACTCTGTTACAGGGTCTAATCGGCCAGCAAGACTCGCGATCAAACCCAATGCTTCTTGGAATTTGGTGTATTTGGGCATGGCTATTTAATTCTCCCGTGTTTCTTCAGAATCTTGATAGCGTAGATCAAACGCTCTTGTATTTCACTTGGCTTAGCTATTGATTTATGACTTTCGTATAATCCGTAAAGAGCAACCACCAGTTCCGCAATGTTCTTTTTTAAGACATCTACGTTAATAAAGTCTGCCAAAGCTTGATCCAAGTCGTATTCGGTAGGCTGGCTTGAAGGTGCGGACAATAGCCAATAACCCTTACCATTGTGGAATTCCCATATACTGCCGTCTTCACACAAAACATGGGCAGTACAAAAAGGAGCGACGTTAAACTGTACAATCTTTGAAGTGGGGTAAGGCACAAATTGAGTTTCTGACATGGCAAGGCTCCATATAAGGATCAACGGGTTACGACTTCGATGCGGTCAATTAAATCAGGACAAGGGCCAATGTATAGGTCAATTTCCCAAGCGTGTTCTACTGTCTCATAAGTACCATCCTTGAGGATGATCTTGTAGTAGTACGGCTTTTGGCTCACGGTTCTCTCCCAGAAAAAAATTACGTGTGGCGGGCAATGATCTCTTCCATCAAGTCGCTGATGCTGTTCGCGGCGTACTCATAGCCAGCCATGTAAGCACTCTCCGCTTTGCCCCGATACAGCTTGCGGGTATTGTCGATGAAACTCTGGATCTCACGCACCATCAAGTCAGGGGTCTTGACTTCGACTTTGACAATTTTGCCGTTCGACATGGCTGGCTCCTGGTAAGCGGTAGTTGGTTGCGATGGAGGTATCTTACAGGGAGTAGTATCGGTTGTCAACAGCTACTACTAGAATTTTCTAGTCTTCAATTTTTAGATCCGGGTTTCTCGACCACAGCCGGTTCATCGCTGGACAATCGTCCGAGGATACCGACCAGATCATGCCCGTCATCCAGGCGTGCTCCAACACGCAGACAAAGTTCCATAGGGCCGGATTCTCGCCAGTGCGAGAGTCTTGGACGTATTGGACGAACTCCCTAGCCGACCAGCACCGGTCGTACGGCATAGACTCGATGAGTTGCAGTAACTCTGTGGATTCGGGTTTCAACCGCCCGTGAACGAACAGGCGGTCGTAGTTACGCATAACGTCAATAGGCATGATGTGGCTCCAAAGGAAAAGCGGCGGGAGGCTCAGGCAAGAACGATGACAACTTGCCCGATCGGTCTTACGGGGAGGTTAAGCCCTGCCCACCTCCCACCGCAGTGTAGATACGGTTACTTGGTAACTTCCAAGCGTACTTGGTCTTTCAGTTGAGTAACCACGTAGTTGTCAGTAGCCGGTCTCCAATAAAAGTCTTCTGCATAATTTCTATCTTGGTTCAGTGCGTCACAGGCTTTTTTTACGTACTCATCAGAAGGAAAGCCCGCGTACATGTTTGTCTGTTTGTCCCATACCATGTTAAGGACTGGGACGAATCGTGGACCTTCTTCTGAAGTAGGCTTGTCCTGGAGAGCGATGACATCCTCGGGCGGGAAGTCCTCCTCGGTCAGAGGCGGGAAGTCCTGGTCGTCTGAGGGTTCTTCCGGTTCCTTGGCGTCTCCCCAAGGATCTTCCTCCTGGTCGGGAACGGGATCGGGTTCCGCCGCCTTTCGAAACCATGCCACAAGATTCTTGAGCAGGATGTGCAGGATGAACTGGGCTACGATCGTAAAGCCAAAGACGCCCAAGATGATTTCCGAGTTTTCAAGCAGCCACATAAGATCTTCTTTCACGGGAGGGGTTCCTGGTTGATGTGCCTACCACGAAGTGTGGTAGGCTTGTACTATAGTATGACATAGTTTTAGACTACGTCAAGTTCTTCTTCCATGTTTTCTTCCATGTCTTCATTCTCGAAAGCGTCTCCCACTTCCTCTTCTTTGGCAGGGGCGGCTTTTTTGGACTTGCGGGGTTTGGTCGCTTTCTTCTTCGGGGCGGGTGGTGCAACCGGCTCGACCTCGGTCGCAGCATCCTCTTCCACGCTCGTGTCGATGCCTCCAATTCGCGGATACTCGCCCTTGGCTACCGACAAACGGCTCAGCGTTTCCTCGGCGTAGAAGGCGTTCCATGCTTTCACAATGACACCGATCTTGGCGTCCCGAGTCAGCTTCGATTCGCTGTTGGCGCTCTTGAGCAGCACCGTACGGCACCGCTTACGGGGATCGTCCGCAGGCAGGGGAGTCTTTCCATCGTCGTCCACGCCGAAGGCCAGACCGTACCAGAACGAAGTCACCTTGGTAGGCAATTCCGTATCCTCGGGACTGGCGTTCGACATCAGATAGTGGAGACAGGCGGCATGGGCCAAAGACCCCACAATACGACTCAGACGAGCGTCACAGTCGGGATTCTCACGGGTTTCCTTCTCCAGCCCCTGCCGGTCCTTGCCGTTGCCACGGAAGAATCCCACCGATTCCGACAAGCCAGGATGCTCATCAAGAAGCTTGACGGCGGGCAGGTGACGAAACGCTTTTCCGCCCGCGATCTTCCCACCCTGGAGACGCAGCCACAGGAGTCGCAAGGCACCGGCAAGATCCACAGCCAGATCTTCCTCGTTGACAGCCAACACGTCAGCAAGCGTCCTAGGACGGCCCTGGTCGAACGTGTCGAAGGCTGTTGGCTTCACACCTCGGATCACCAGCATCGGCACGCTAATAGCGTCTCCAGAGCCTCCATCGAGTTCCAAAGCAGCGGCGGCTTGAATGACCGCATCGAGTCGATGCTGGCCATTGACCAGATTTTCGTTCTCATCGAGGATGATCGCTTCCCCGTTAAGTTGCCACTCTTCGCCTAGCATGGCCACAGCGTACTTCTTCGCTTGGGCACGGGACAATGGCCGATTTCGCTTGTTCTTCGACGAAAGCCACTCATGGGCCAGCTCCGCGTCGAAGTGGACAATAGCCGCCGACAGCCGAGGACTCTTCGAGCCTGGAATGTCAACAAAGATAATACCTGAATTTGACATGGAAAATGCTCCTAACAGTAAAAGTGGAAGTCACACTGACGATGGAAGAAATCTACCAAGGACTATCGGGACTGTCTAGCCCCGATAGTGAATTTTTTTCTGGGAGAGACTAGGCGGTTTCTAGCCCCTTTTCGGCGGGACTGAGGCAGAGGGCCAGTTGCTGCTTGGCACGAGTGCGGGCAACGTAGATTAGGTTGGCTTCCTGCTCCTTTTCCCAGGACTGCTTAGCCCAAGTGGGTACTTTGTCGCTACAGGCAATCCACACTCGGTCAGCCTCCAGCCCCTTCGCTTTGTGGACGCTCGACAGGCGGATCTGGTTGGACTTGGCGTTGTCGGAGAACAGACGGTCGATTCGGGCCATTAGTTCACTGATGGAACGCTGTCCGCTGGTCATAGCGTGGAGACAGGCAACCTTGTCTTCCAAGGCTTGCTGGCTCGAAGCGCTGGGGTTCTTGCGGGCCAGTAGACGGTCCATCTCGGTTTGCTCGTACCGGTCGATCCAAGTGACGAATTCGGGAATCGTTGTGGCTTTGCTTTTCTTCACTAGGGCTTGTAGGCCAGTGCCGATCTTACGTCCTTGGATCGCGGCTGGAATGTCGCGTGCCAGCAGTCCGTAGCACAGCGAGATTAGTGGAGCGTTGGTTCGGCACAGGATCATGTCCCCAGCTTGTGGAGAGCCGAGCGTTGGATGCGGCTTGTCTCCCAGAAGGGTGTTGTGGGAGATTCCAGATTCGTACACCCCTTCCGGGGCTTCGGGAAGGGCCTCGAAGTCGGGCACGATATGCTTCACGCTGGCGACTACCTTCTTGGGACAACGACGAGTTTGCATAAGGGGGAGTTCGACCAACCCTTGGGAAGTGGCGGCGAGACGATCGGACAAGTTCTGGAAGGCTCCCGCGTCCGCACCAGCAAATCCGTAAATCGCTTGGCGTGGATCGCCCACACCGATCAATGTTCCGCCCGCACGGAAGCACAATTCCTGCTGTACTCGGTTCAAGTCTTGGCGTTCGTCCACCAGGAGAACGTCCGTTTGAGGAATCGTCATCTGCCGAACCACCGGTAGCCAGACCATATCATCGAAGTCGATGAGATTGTCCGGGCAATCGTAGCAATGCTCCATCACTTCGGGCAGAAGTTTGAGAGCTGTCTGGGTGCTACCATTAAGGGCGATGGAATGCCACTCGATTAGGTCGAGCAAGGTTTCCGTGTCATGCCAGTCGGCTAGGCTGACCTTTACCAAGGACACCAGATCCCGGAGACCGTAGAACAACTCGGGTTGTTTCACGAAGTCGATGCGGAATACCTTATTGAGCAGGATACCAACACGATCCTCTTGCAGTTTCACGCTACGCTTAGCTTGGCGGAGTACCGAAAAGCCAAACGAATGGAACGTGGAAGACTGCATTCCCGAAGGAAGACGATGTCCCAGTTCTTTGGCGATTGAGGCGTTGAAGGCCATGAACCGAACGCTGCTGCCAGGGCGGATAATCTCTCGCATAGCGTCCCAGACAGCCGCCTGCTGCGTGCTCGGGACCAAGGACGATCCAAGACCCAAAGCTACTTTACTTCCTTCCACGATCGTCGTGGTCTTCCCAGTACCGGCAGCGGCTCGAATGGACAAGTGTGGCATGTTAAGCTCCTAGGTAGAATTGGTTGCGATGTCCAAATTCTATTCGGAGTCTTGTTGCTGTCAACTATAGACTAAGAAAATTATTTTCTGGGAGAAAAAGGCGACGTGGCCTTGACCTCGAAAATCGGATCTGTATAATTGTGTGTATGACGAGGGAAAAGGAAGAAGAAAGAGAGAACATACTGGAATAGGTATGTATGGGAATACGCATACCTATGCAAATAGAAACAGCCCTGGAAAGTCCAAGGCTGTATGAGGGCGGGCGGGATGGCTACCGAGCTTGACCGCTCAAGGTGATCCGAGCTTGACCGCTCAAGCTAGCACTTCCACACCCGTAAGGATGCGTTGATCTTGCTGTTGGGGTCGTTGGCTGTCTTGGCCGAGGTGTTCTTGGCTTTCATCCCCTTCATACGAGCACAGAATGACTTCCTCCTGGCCGCTGTCTTGGGGGAGAGATTCTTGACTCCTCCCTTACGCTCCGCTTCCCTTTTGGTTTCAACTCCCGCATGAATTCCAAGCTTCTTGGCGTAGCTAGGCTTTAGCCCGCCTTCAGGATGATTCTTGCGTGGGTTGAATCCCTTGTAAGGCTTGCGGTCCATGGCTACTGCTTCCCTGTCTGCTTGAATCGTTTGCGGGCGGCTTTACGCTCCGAGGAGCCTCGGACGTTGCCTTCGTAAGCCCCTTGCCGTGCCTTGCCGCCCATTACCGCAATCTCGGTACGTCGCTTCTTGGACAAGGCTCTGGCACGGGCAGGTCCGCCAAGGCGACCACCCTTGCTGCCTAAAGCCACAGCATGTGGGTTCTTGCCCGCACCGCCCTTGGACTTCTTTGCTTGGGCGTTGAGACGGCGAAGATAGGAAGATCCTCTACTCATGGCTTGTACCTATTTAAGTTTATTATTAATACCCTGGAGGATAGCGTCATTCATAGTATCTTTTTGGGTCATAGCTATCAAGCCCTACATCGCGTCTAAGATTATTGGTAAATCGTTTAATGTCCCCAAAAATACTATTAGGTATTTTTTTCGCTTTTCCAGCAGCTTTGGCGACGAAGTTTTTTCTGCGAAGTCTAGCTTTTTGAGTGCTCTTCAAGCTATCTTTGCCTCGATAGTTATACTTTAATCCGCTTTTCAAGTGCCTAGTAGCTTCGTGAAGTGTTTTTTTGTACGATACTTTCTTACCCATATTTTTTAAGGTAAGATGTCTATCAATATGGGCATGGCCACTGTCCCGAGAAGTGTAAGTAAGCCCTTTTTCTTTGTGCTTCTGAATGGCTTTGATTTTTCTTTGTGTTTGACCAGAAGTTTTGATATTTGGAGCTACTTTTTGCCCTCGCAGTAGCTTAGCGCCTTTACCTAACTGGGTTTTGTAACCTGTCTTGGTTTTAGACCCTAAGTTTAGAACAACATGTTCCGGGTTCTTTTTGGCTTCTTTGGCGGAGGTGATTTTGAACTTCTTTGGGGTGTAGCTTCCGCCTGCTTTTTTAGCAGCTTGAACTTTCCGAGCTTCACCTCGATTCAACCTATCAAGATGAGCGTTTAGGGCTACTTTTCGATCCATTTAACTACCCTCGCATGGGAGACTTGTATTCGCCAGCCCCAAAGCCAACACCAGCCTTTTGATGCGCACGGTTCCTAGCGTGGGCGTATCGCATACTCTTAATGTCTTGGGCGGCTTTTTTGCGGATGTTACCGCCTTTTTCAGTAGCCGCCATTACAGGACTGGTCTTGGTAGCCTTCAAGTAGTTCTTGGCGGCTTTATTTTGACGGGTTCGATAACCCATCTCGTTAGTCTTTCGATAACGAGCGCCTAGAGTCTTGTCTTGCAAGAGTCTGGCAATCTTTGCCTGTACTTTTCGAGAAGCCATATTAGCCTTCTTTTTTGCTATTTCATACCCATTCGCTTAGCCTTTTGAGAAGGCTTAGCTTTTACCGCAGTTTTTCTTTCAAGGGGCTTAGAACTAGGTTCAGTAGGTTTTCGACCTAGTATTTTTGCCATTTTTCTTTTGTAAGCCTTACTGGGTTCAAAACCTTTAGCAATTCTAGCTGACCGTTGTGAAGAAATTTCATTTCTTTTTTCAGAATGTCGAGCTATCCTAGCTTCCCAGGCGGACACCCTAGCCATGGTTTTCTTAAACTTAGCCTCCGACTTTGCTAAATTTTTAGACGATTTTATATGTCTGGCAGTATCGCTACGATTTTCCTTAATTACAGTGTCTTTATCGGGCAGACCGATTATTTTTCGACCTTTGTCTAGCAATCGTCGTGCTAATGACTTAGTTTTGGGAACTCTGCTTTTCGTAGTTTGCAGATAGTCTTTAGCCTGTTTGTTGTGTGCAGACCGTAAAGCAGGATATTTTTTTCGATCGTAGTAACCAGCGACTTTTCCTTGTAGCATCCTAACTATCTTTGCCTGTACTTTTCGAGAAGCCATATTAGTCTTCCTTTTCGGTACGCTCTTTTTGAGCTTCGATTTGCTTCTTCAGCATCTTGGTTCCCTTGTGATGCTTCAGATGCTTCTTGGCTTGCCCCGCGTTGTAGCGGGTCTCTTCATGCTTGATGAGCTGACGACGACCCGCTTTGCTTTTACGACAGTGCATACCCAGTTCCTTAGATGGTCGAGTAGACGCCTTGGGCGTAGAGCAAAGTACCAGCAGCCGTGGCATTGTCGCTGTGGAGGAGCAAAGGCTCCCCGAAGTTGCTCACAGCCACCGCCGCTTCCACGTTCTCCGAGCCAAACGTGGTCGTCACGGAAACCGTGGGACGAAGCACCTGGGCCGCGAAACCCTTGCCCGAAGCCGGACGGGACGTTTCGTACATCTTGTAGACCGGAGCGCCCGCCTCGACCGCTTTGACCAAGTTCGAGGCCAACGTCACCGTGGAACCGGAGATCGAAGAGACGGAGTAGGCACCAAAGCTGCCATCGGCGTGCTTGATGACAAGCCAATCGCTACCGGCCAACGTCTCCGTGGTCGCCCCACCGTCCATCTCGTTCACGGTTGCCACATCGTCAAGAACGATGTCCGCTTGGGAAGCGGCAGCATTCGAAGTAGCCGCAGTTTTATGCTGGCACTTCAAGATGTTCAAGGCGTGGGCAGTACCGCCGGAATTGTAAGCCAGCTTGGTGATCCGCGTCTTCTCCCGAGAACCACCCGGAGGGATCACAGCCGTGAAAGCGGTCCCCGCCGTAGCCGTAACCGAACCAACGCCAAAACTGCCCTTGTAGATACGAGCGTCCATTACGCACTCTCCCGTTCTATGCTTGTGTTACCAGTCGCCATCTGGAGGGAACCGAGGTACTCTCGGAGTCGGGTTGACCGACGGCTGGCAACAACATAACGCATAGACGGGAGAGTTGAAAGCGGATTTTTGACTAAATCCCAGCACGCTTCTTTTTGGAGCGTCCAGTCAGTATGCCAAAGATCTTCTTAGCCTTGTTAGCAGCCTTTACTACCAGTTTCTTAGCTGACCTAGCAAAAGATGGTTTTTTTCTGGAAGAGGCATCAAGAATGTTGGGCCTCTGTGTCGGTTGCTGGGGCTGAACGGGCCTCTGTGGTTGGAGAGGCTCTTTGGGCACGTTCCTTGGCGTTCGGTTCGTCGGACTCACGGGAAGCCCTGGAGGACTTGAGGCAGAAGTGCTCCTGGTCTTTGGTCCCGACTTTCGGACACGCTCCGCATCCGACTGCTCCTGTGGATTGGCAGGCGTTTGCGACTGGGCGTTGTTCTTGAACTTCTTGCTCATTCTCGCCATTACATGCCCTTTCGTCGTTCGGCCATAAAGCTGTTGAGCAGGATGTATCGAAGTCCATCATGCTGCTTGGGCAAATACCCGAGAAACCGCGATTGATGCTCGTTTCCGCCATAAATGATAACTCTCTGGGGTTTGATCTTCTCGATAGCGGCCGACAACCAATTGGCAAAAGCTTTGAAGTCTCCGCCGTTCTGAAGGATAGTCCTACACTGCGTAGCTACCACGGGCGTCAACTCGGGAATGGTGTCAATTCCCAAGTCTGCCTTTCTTTCAGTGTATGGAGACAGACTAATCAGCCTTGAAAGGCTTGGAATTACCTTGATTCCTACTTCCTGCCAGTACCTTGCCACGTGACGACTACGGTAAAGATTCCATAGCCGCACAGCGTAAGGCCACTCCTCGTACATCGAAAAGTCTGGAGCCACAATGGCGTTCCAGTTCTCATCCCGCAAAGCCAAGGCGAAGTCGCCTATGGAATCATAGGCTTGCTCGAACCGATAGTCTTCACAGTAGAAGCCCAGCACTCCTCCAGTAATGCCACGCTCCTCCCGATCGAAAGGACGGGACGAATGGCAGTAGTAGGAAGTGGAGCTACTGGACTCCTCGGTCCTGGAGTACGTCCTGTCAGGAACGTCTTCCACAGTAGCAAGCATATCAAAAAGCAGATCGGGAATTCCATAAGGATTGATCGCCGGGAAGAAGATGTCTTCCCGTAAGACCGTCTGCTCCACCCCTTCGGATCTTTCAACAGCGGCGTCCAATTCCTCCTGACGATCCTGGGCTGTTACTGGTTTTTTTCTGGGAGAAAGACTGGTCAGCGGTAGCGGACTGGCCGACATGTCGCCACTGTCGATGGCGTCAGGAATGGCCGCAGTTCGCTCCATAAACGATTCCAGCGTCTTCTTGGTCTCATGGTCCACCTTGTCGAGGAAGTCCCTTCCTTGGGCCACCAGCGTGGTCAGGTTGGCGAATTTCTCGCTATGGGTGGAGTACATGGAGCCAAGCACGTCTTTGGAGTGCAAAAGTCGGCGCTCGGCCTCCTCTGACCACTCGCCCACTAAGACGGGAACAGTCTCCCACCCGGCGTTGATGGCTTCTTCCTTACGACCATGCCCGTCAATCAAACGACCGGTCGCTCGGTTATAGACCAACGCATCCGCCCACCCATCGGTCTTGATGGCTGCCCGAAGTCCCTTACGTTGGCTTTCAGGATGGATCTTCCAGTTGAGTGGATTATCCGCCAAAGTACGAGGGTCTACCCATACCAGTTCCTGGATGCCTTGGGGTGGAGCATCGGAGGCCACTTTTCGTTTCTTGCTCATTCGTCGTTCTCCACAAGGATCGCCTTCTTCTTCAGTTTCTTGATCTGGGCCGGAGGAGTCTTTCCCCTGTCTGAAGAGGTCAACCCCGCCAAGTTCCAGATGGAGCCGAAGGTCGGGCTAAACTGCCACAGGTTGGAGTCTCGACCCGCTCCTTGCCCATTGCCCACTTTGGCTCGATGAAGAACTCCCAGCTTTTGCAGATCGTCCACGATTCTTCGGAGCGAGGTCTTGGGGACCTGGAGACGGGCGGCGATCTCGTCAGTTGTCAGTCCGCCAGACTCCTGGCACTTGGCAATCAACTGGCAAACTTCCATGGAGAAGCCCCAGACCGTATCCACTGCGGCTTTGCGGACGAGACGCATCACCTCGTCGTCCATGCGGGTTTTTTTCTGGAGTAGAAGCAGGCAAATGGCCAGCTTTACAAGCTGCTTGGCCACACGAGGACCGCCCTCCGCGCGGGGACGCACCGAGATGTCGTCGCCGTCTTTGTGGACGATAGCACGCAGGTAGCCCACCACCAAGGAGAGGTTGCCGATCTGGGTCCGGTACTCGTCCGTGATCTCGGGCAGGTTGTTGTAGTCCACACGGATCGAGGACAGAAACTTCTTGATCGACTCCCCAAGGATCTGGAGTTTACGAGTGCGGCTGGCGTCCTTCACCACCCCGTTCATGGCCGCAAGCGTCACCGCCATAGGATCGTAGTCGTCGCCCAAAACTTCGATCTTGAGAAACCGCTCGCCTAGGTCCGCTTTGTTGTCCCGGCGAATGACATCGGTAACAGCGGCAACCATGGAAAAGTACACGTCCTCCTGGTCCACAATCTTTCCGTTGCCGTAGCGGATGCGTACACGACCGCCATAAGCCTCCCGAAGCATTCCGTAAAGGTCTTCCTGCTGGGCCGAAGGCATCGCGATGATCGTCGTGTAATCCTGGATGAGCAGCGTTCGGGAACGAAGCAGCGGGAAGATCGAGACATCCTCGTCGGAGCCGGGTACTTTCCACCCAGAGACTAACTGCGTGGCGGTGATCTTGCTGATCGTCTCGCAGTGCTCCTTGTCGAACGAGAAGGCGTCTACGATCGCTGTCTTGCTTGTGGAAGGCGGACCTACCAAAAACATCCACAGAGGGTCTCCAGGAACCCTGGCAGCCACGCAGGAAGCTGCGACTAGAGTGCAAACGTCCGCAAAGGTTCGATCGACATGGTAGACGTTTCGGAAGTCTTCCAAAACCTCATCCCAACTGTTTCGATCCACGTTGATGTCATCGGCGATAACTTCCACCAAATTCTCCATGATAAACGATTCCAATCCTTCTGAATCTTTCTTGTACTGGTCTCGAATGTCCCACTTCTCTGGTGTTCCTTCGGGCCATGCCAAAGCTCGTATCCGCTTTGGAGGAACACGTGAGCTGTACAGTGTGTTAGTGGCTAGCCTAGTTCCATTTCGACCGGCCTCATCATTGTCGTACAACAAGATAACATCTTTTCCTGAAAAGTAATTAGCCCATTCAGGCTTGAATGAAGCACTTCCAGGAACCCCTAAAACAGTTCTTTCAGGGAACTGTTCCATCAATACAAGAGCATCCCATTCTCCTTCGGCTAGTAAGACTCTTGGGTCGTAATCGTCTGGAACTAACCTACCGTATAAGTGCTGAGCACAGTTAGGCGTTCCCTTGATAAATGGCTTTTTTCCATCATCCCATTTGCCCCATACCTTGAGGTTGACCAACGAGGGATTACCAGAGCTTGTATCCAGTTTCCATACAGGTATCAACCATTTGTTTAGATGAGGAGATTTGCAGACCCCATTACGGGTAAGCGTCTTTACGGAGATTCCTCGCGAGTATGAAAGATGCTGCAACAAATCAGGACTTGTACTGGCTCTGCATTTTTCCCAGATCCTTCTAAGGAACGTGTAGAGGTTTCCTCGATTGCCTAGATCTTCGCACTTGAAACACCTCCACTGGCCAGTCTCCGCTTTTACTGAAAAGTGATACTCCGATCCACAGAATGGGCAATCAGCTACTAAGTTTCCTTCATTGTTTACCTCTAAGTTTACTCCATGAAATGCGAATGAATTAGCAAAGTTCCGAGTGCTCATCTACTCCCTCAATTCTTCCGAGCAATCCCAAGACTTGGTTACTAACGACATCTCGGCCGGTGTTGCGACACCATAATCCCGGCCAGCCCTCTCCATCAACCGCTTCAAGTTGTTTCCATGCTGAACTAAATTTTTTCTGGGAAGAGATATGAAGTCGGCGATCAACTCATCATGTACCTGCAAAGTCAAAAAAGCGTGATTGTGGGACTTTGTAAGCCTACACAGATTTTGTAGGTACTCGTCCCAGTATACCATAGCTCGTTTAACTATCAAGCCCTCTAAACCTTGCACCTTGTAACAAACACCAGTGTAGCCTTTAGGCATACCGTTTCTTGGGTCAATAGGAACATGCAGTCGGTATCCTGCCACGTCTACATAACCATCTCGTGATACTTGCTTGCTTGTTCTTTCCAAGTAGTTTACGGCGTTGGGAAAGAGCCTATTTACCGTTTGCCAGATACTTGGGTCGCCTGACAGAGCGGTAAGCTTGTTTTCGCCCGCCCCAAAGATGAACCCAAAGTTGATACCTTTGGCTACTGTTCTTTGCTGCTTTGTGGGATTGTCTGTTTTGTAGACTTGGCAAGCTACGAAGTCGTGTGCGTCCCAGCCTTCCTCGAAAGCATCAATGAGCTTAGTCTCTCCAGACACGAAAGCGAATATTCGAAGTTGTAACTGACTGTAATCCGCGTCAAGCCACACCCGACCTTCCGCAGGTCCAAAGACTTCTCGAATGTTGTAAGTGTCCTTCGAGACTTCCATGTCTTGCTTGGAAGGATCAACGTCTACGGCTTTTGCCGCGTTTTGTAAGTTTGGGTTTGAAGATGATAGTCTGGTTGTGTCGGTTCCAATTGGGTTGAAGCTGGAATGCAGACGACCATTGTGCTGCTTTTCTTGGTACGACACGAGATAGTTCGCTGTCGTCATGCACTTTCTAAAAGCCAACAATTTGTCCAAAAATGGATGCTTACGTGTTTGGTAAAGATGTTTAAGAACATGCTTGTCGGTACTAGGTCCAGTCTTTCCGGTTTTTATTACCGGAAAACCTAGCGTGTTAAACAACACTTCTTGAAGCTGCTTAGGCGAGCCTGGATTGAACTCCGGGTTGGCTACCATATCTCTCATTACGCCAAGCAGCTCATCACTTCGTTCTTTATAGTGGTTTACTCTATCGTTCAATACTTTCAGTCTAAGAGAAACCCCTCGATCTTCCATGCCTACTAAGACAGGTATCAATTTTAACTGTCTACCATAATGCTCCAGCAGATCGTCTTCCTGGCAAAATGCAAACCACAACCCCATGGTTCGTTCAACGTCGCAAAGGGCGTAACGGGACAGAGCGTGTCCCCATTCCTCGTCATCAGCCAAACCTGCTTTGATAAGCTGTGCGGGAACCCAACCATCCGCCTTCATCCAAGACTCGCCTTCCAAGTCTTTGTTCTCGGCTTTGATGATTTTCCAGTTGTGTTTCTTGGCTACCCGTCGAGCGGAAGCTATGCACGCAAGAAGAGCTTCCTCGTCTTCTTTTGAGAAGTCCAGATACTTGTAAGCTAAGTCTTTAAGCTTGTGACTTTCCCGGTTATTGAAAAGATGGGAAAGCAGTAGTGTATCTTGGATTTTTTCTGGAGGAACAAAGACGCCAATCGCGTTCAAGGCGTGTATGTCGAACTTGGAATTGTGAAACACAACCCAGTCGTAAGAGTTTATTTTGTCTTGGATCTCTTGAACCGTAGTAGCCGAATGCTCGACATTTCGAGTAAACGGGTCTACTTCAAAATTCCAGACAAACGTATTGCCGTTTGAATCACAGGCAGATACGCAGTAGGGGAGATCTCCCCTGTGAAAATCGACACCAGTACATTCTGTGTCGATAGCGATAGCACATCCAGCAACCATTAGCTACTCCTCCAACGGTTATTGGTTATTGATTATCAGTGATGCGGGCAGGATTCGAACCTGCTTGGCAGTCGACTGGCTACCCACGTGGAGTCATGCACATCTGCCTCGCCCCACGGTCGTCTCGCTAGCGTGTTCCCACCACGCCGCCGCATCAAAAAATGGTCTTCTCACACCCGCTCTAAAAAGAGCCGTCGGCAGTTTCGAGCGAAGCGTTTCCGCAACGCTGGGACGTGTGTTTTTACCGCTGCCCAGACCATTCACTTCCAAAGTAGCGGGAGCCGGATTCGAACCGGCGACCTCCGGGTTATGAGCCCGGCGAGCTGTCCAACTGCTCCACCCCGCATCAGTCGCCGTCTCTCCGGCGTGTCACCGACTCCGTGCTAAGCATGTACGGTTCTGCTCGTTGCTGTCACGGTCCAGACGTGCATCAGTCACTAGCCTCCTGCACGTATCCGCTTGCCTAACCGGCCATCCGGTCGGTCTAGTGCGGAACTCGCTCTTGTGTTGTCGCCGTCTCTCCGGCGTGTCACGTGCGTTGTCTAGGCGGGTAGCAATCCGCCGCATGTCGGAATTCGCGTCATGCTTTGCTCCGCTTTCACCCAAGTCGCAGGGGCCGATCACTGGCCTTCGCCGTAGCTCGGCACGCTACTTACTTCAAAAGAGATGCGGGCAGGAATTGCACCTGCGATAAGTTACTGCTATCGGTTATTCGCGTAACCCAGGCCATTTCAACCGTGGTAACGTGTGTCCCTGTCCACACCGCCGCATCATGCAATCGCCGCCCAGATGGACGGCGACTGATTTCATTCCACGCATGACGGACGAGTTATTCCGAAACCTCCTCCTTGTTCACAAACTGAATCCACAGAGCGGTAGGCTCCTCGGGACTAGTTCGCGTCTTCAGATGCTTCCCAGCCTTCTTCGACTTGGCGTAAGCCATACACCGCATCGACTTCGGACTGCAATCAAAATCCTCGCCCCGAACCAGCTTTCGGGCCTTGCCGTCCATCCATTCGCCCCACGGATACGAGACCGAACGACCAGTGGACGCGGACGGCAATTGATCCAAAACTTCAGCCATTACTCTTCCTCCATCTCAATTTCAACTTCATCCCAAGACACGTTTGCAATGGTTCCTGCCTTGGGGTCGCTAGCTAACCGAATACTACAAACCCGTTTTTGCGGGTTCGACAAAACGACTTGATACGATTCCTCAGATCCGCCCGGCGGCTGGTACAGGACACAGTCGCCCTTCTCCACAGGCACCTCCTCGGTATCGACCTCTTCTTCCGGTTCCTTCGACTCGACTTCTTCCGTCTTTTCAGCGGTCGCCGCTTCCACAACCTTGTTTGGGTAAACATTGAGGTATGTCTTCCCATTTCCGGCTTTTTTCGAGGAAACATTGATCTGAATAAGCGGAGAGTTCGAGGCCAGATCCTCAAAAGCCATAGCCAAGGATTCGGGTTCCGGCTTGACCTTGTTAAGCCCCATTCGCTGAAGATCAATACCAATCTGATTGAAGATCTCTTCCTCAGACAACGGGGAGTCAGGACGAGTCTTTCCAAAGTCGTACCGCTTTGTAACCACTACGTCCTTTTGTGGACCCTTGTCAATCTTGAAGCCGATACGAGCGTTAGGCACGCTATTGTAGGCTCCAAACTTGATACCGTTAATGCGTGCTACGTACACCCCATCCGGGATGTCAGGAACCGCATTAGGATCTTTGGCATTAGCAAGTTGCTTCAGTCCTTTCGCCAAGTTAGGCGACTTCTTGAAGGCTGCCAAAAACTCGCTCTTGCCATTCTTCGATTGCTCAGCCATGACTACTCCAAGTAAACAAAAACAGAAGATACAGAATACTAACCTACTACACCGCCCGTGTCAACTCCCGTCCTTATCTTTCTTCTTTTTCTTTCGATAAGGAATCGTGGTTTTTTTCTGGGAGAGATCATCGGTGTCAACGTCGTCTCCAAGCTCCTGGCGAAGGGCATCGTCCGCATCCAGCATTTGATTGCCGAACCCCTTGTCCAGACTCTCAAAAGCTTCCGCTGGCGACTCACCCAGCAGCATTGTCTTGATCGGGTGCCCTTCCGGGTCCAAGAACCGATCAGCGCTGCCGCAAGCACACCAGAGGTCTTCATGCCCTCGCAGGAACAATGCCCGGCGACCACCTCCATAGTATCCATAATAAAAAGCGTAGTCCGCCATAGCCTTAATCGTTGTCAAAGGTGAGTCTGACAATGTGGGGCTTAAGATAGGCTGCACCGCTCCATTGCGAAGCTCCAGGTCACGCCACTTGGCATGGGACGTTAGGACAAGTCCTTTTCCACTGTGATGGATCTTCGTTAGAAGTCCTTCAAAGGTGTCCTTGATCTCTCGCCACGTAGCTCCAAAATCCTTGATAGTTCCAGGATGGTCAATGCCCTTGGATTCGCACACGTAGTCCAAAGCCGATTCGTACAACCGGTCGGCCGTGTCGAGGCCAATCGTCTGAACCGTGTCATCTTCGATCGCCGCATCGACAAACGCTTCCACAGTCTCCCAGCCAGCAGTGATGTCAACCTGCCGAATACGAAGGTTTCTTCGTCCCGGTTCCAGCATCCCCACAACGGCTCCAGGAAACTGGGAAATCAAACTGGTCTTGCCGATACCTTTCTCGCCAAAGATGAAGATGAAATAGCTCAGCAGCTTCTCGGGCGGCTCATTCAGCTCTTCAGGACCAGGAATTCTCATTTTCTTTTTCATTCAGACAACTCCTCAACAGTTTCCAACTCAGGAAAAATGGACGTTTTCTTGCGTAAACCAGAGTATGTTCCGGTAGTCAACAAGTCGAAGTAGTCACCCCGTCGGCCAGAAGCCAGTCCGTCGTAGATACCGAAAGGGCGGCGGTAGTGGTATGGACTCGCCCACGGCTCGAAAGGGTTCTTCTTGATGGAGTCCCACCAAAGAACCACGTGTCGAAGCAATGGGTCAAATTGTTGATCGAGCCACTTATTGAGACTGTCCGCCTCCAACCGAACGATGAACCTGTGATAATAGAAGTCCGGCCGAACCACTACGTCTTCTTTCAGCCGTAGTCCAAAGTCTCGAATCGACTCGCACATCCCCGTCTTTCCACCCTTGCGAGGTCGAATGGCTGGACGGCGAATCACGTTGTAAACAACACCTTTGACCGGTTCATTAAACGTCTTGGTGATCGACAAGCAGTACAGCATCGTCTGAAGATCTTGTGGAAGAGTGTACCGAAGACCATCAGAGTCAATGTCATCCTTCGTCTTGGTCTCAAAAAGCCAGATGGAGTCGTTGTCCTTGGATTCCCGAAAAACACCATCCCACTTCCCTCGAAGACGAATATTGCGGAGTGTTCCATCCTTCATATCCAGAGGGTACAGGATGTCGAACACTTGCTCCTTGGCCAAGAACCTCATGGAGGCGTCGTCAGCCCGCCAAACCTTGTCGTAGCCGTGGAGAATGCCTTCCACCATCGCCATGAGGATTTCCAGATCCTCACGCTGATTAGGAAGAATCGACGTGCCTTCCAACTTTGAACGCTGAAAATCCCGTAGCGATTTCTCGTAAGGATCTGGATACTTCTCCAGGGCGTAGTGAAAAGCGTTGCCGAATTCCATCGAGGTCCGTAAACCCGACTCGGACCAGCCTTCCACCGTCGCCAAACGAAACCGCTCGGGACAGACTACAAACTTTGCCAACAAACTGTAAGTCAGTCCATCTCGATACAGATCCCACATAGGATCTAATGACCGTGCCGGTTTTTTCTTAACCGGCTTCAATGGCTTGTACGCTTTTCTTTTAGACATCCGCCACCTCCTTGGTAGTTTGAATAGTAGACCAAGGAAGGCTTTGAGTCAACTCCCCTAACTATTTTTTCTGGGAGAGAAGAGGCGGCGCGTTGTGCTAGCTCTAAAGCTAGATCTGTACAGCCTTTAGAGATTAGATACTCGCAGACTAGGCTTTGGAGATCATTGCTGTGACAGGCGACCAAGTACCCTTCATGGTTTTTATTTCCAAGACAGAGCACTACAGTCTTGTCCTCCTTTTTGGCTTTCGGCAACTCCTCCAGGTAGAGACTCCAGAAGGCGCTGCGAAGACCATGCTTGCAACTGATAAACAGTCGTGGATGCAAGGAATCGGATCGAGTTACCTTGGAGTTGCCGCCCGACAAGGCGTTCCTGGTAGACCCAAAATCCACGGCAACTCGACGCTCAAAAGCTTTCCAAGTGGAACTGTGCATTATGCGTTCTCCGATAGCTGCATTTTTGGGGCTAGTGCTCGAACAATCAACTGATCCACAGACTCATGCACAGTTTCATGGAATTGAAGGAATACACGTTGCAAGTAGATAGCGTCCGCCAGATGCGTGGGTCTCTGGTAGACTACTGGCCGCTTTCGAGCGTCGTATCGCAAAGAGATTTGAGGAACCCGTCCAGGATGCTCTGGCGGATACCCCTTGGGCTGAAGCTTCGCATGGTTGTACTCGTTGCGAAGCTTGGCGATGGTGGTGTTGCCCGCCTCGATACTGGAAATGGTTCGAGGCTCATGGCTGAACTCCTTCTTCAGAACTTGAAGGAGAGTTTTGTCATTCCAACGATTATCAGAATGCTCGTTGAGACGGAATAGCTGGCTAACGAAAACATTGAATCCAGCGTGCGTCTTGTTGCCCGCTACCCTGGAAAGCCTACGGTAGTTGTCGGGACACTGCTCAATTCCAGCATAGATCTCGAACGGATTCTTGATTTCTTCGTCCATAGTTTCCTCCATTCGCTACCTTAGCGTGGAGGATAGCCTAAGTCAAGACGCTGGAACTAAAGTGATTTTTGAACCTTTCCAGCCATTGTCCGTACGCTTTAAGAAGTCAATCACCCCTTTTCGCCAAGATCGCCCTTCACCAGGATAGCGTTTTCCTAATCCAATCAAGACTAGCTCATCGGCGTTTACGCCCCATCTGTATTTGTCGGCTCTAAGAGAGTCTACTAAGATAGATCCTGTAATAGTGACTTCTACTTTACCACAAGGTTTGAAGTCTAAAACTTCGCCTGTAGACTCTATCTTGTACAAACCTTCAATTGCTTTGTAGTTAGGATAGTACAAAGATCCAGGCCAGCTTTTTGACCAAGCATTTTTGGCCTCTAATACGACTTGACTGTATTTCAACACAGAAAGCTCGTGACCTTCTACAAGATGAGGCTTTCCTTGGCAGCAATGTTGAAACACAAGATTGCCTTCAAAGTCGTACTGCTCGATAGAAGGCCATCGCCAATCCGGCATTTGAGGCATCGCATACGAAGTACCACAAGCTCTCCAAGCTACGCGAAAGGTGCTTTTGTCACCGTACATGTGTTGATAGAACCAATCACTGTGTTCGTTAATCCACTGTGATACTTGAAGCTCACGCCAGCATCGGCCCTTGTTTATAACCATTTGCCCTGATTCAAAATCAGGACCAGGATCGGCAAACATTCCATGGGATTCCCAAAACTGCTTTGACGGAGCTGGAGCGGGCGTGTTGGAAAGATCCGGCCAAAAAATAGATCCATGCTCTAAGTATTGTTCTGTTGAAAATAAATAACTAGGGTCTCTAGCTACAATACAATCGGCATCTAAATACATCACCTCTTCAAAAGGGCAATGTATCATCGCAAACGCTTTCAACTCCCAACCGTACAGAATCCTTGGCTTTTTCTCCAAGGTGCGAACTACTGATGAGGCGTCAACGCACTCGACCCCAATAGAGCGAGCGTAGTTGACCATACGGGCGTCCATCTCTTCCCGGCCCAAATACCAGAATTGGACCGGCAAGAAGCACCCAGAGGCTCGTAGGGCCGCTACAGAGGCTAAGGCGCACTTGAAGTAGATCTCCCCTCCTGCCCCAATGACGATCCCTCGGCCGTTGTATTTTTTTCTGGGATAGGAATAGGAGGCGTTGGATTGTTCCAGGAGAGCTGTCTTGTAAGCTTGGGTAGTAACCTTCCAGTTTCTCCAGCCATCAGGGAGAACCGAAGGATCTTTGTTGAGCAGTTCCATGAACTGAACTACAGGCATCTCCAAGTCGGCCTCAGGCTCTCGAAACCCACACTCGGCACAAGCCCGGTAGCCGTTGTTTCTGGATAGTGAGCTACCTTTGCCTAGTAGCTCGACAAAGCACCACCCTGGTCCTGCTTTTTCACTAGAACACTTGTGTACGTAAGAAATTCCAGAGCAAGAGCTGCATCCAGGTTGCACCACCTTTTCAGGGTTCCTATGGATACAGCCATAGTATTCCTCTGGCCCTACAGAGTATTCTATTTCTTTGGGAAGGCTAATTTTCCAAAGTCTACGATAGTGTAGGTTATAAGTCGCAAGCCAACACATCCGACATTGGTCGGGTGTATAAGTCGAGCTTTTAACTCCTTTACACTCACGAGGATGTCCAGGGATCTTATCTTTGAATGATATAGTGTTCATTCTGTTATAACCAAAGTCCAAGGATCTATGCAACTACCACCGCAAGCGCTAGGAGGAGCTGCTGATGTAATCTCGCCGTACAAAGGTTCGCAATCTATGCTATTGAAAGGTGGCCACAAACTGGTATTGGTCGGATCTACGCACTCACCCGTAGTACATCCGTCAAAACAATATTTCAAGAAAAACGAAGCTGGATCGGAATCTGCACCTATAGCCACGCGAAAGAACCCAATACCTGGACCTGCTCCAAATGTTCCGCTACCGCTGTAGTATTTTATACAGCTTCCTTTATCGTTGCTTATGAACTCATCGTAGAGCGTTAATTCTATTACGTTAGTTCCACAAAAGTCAACGGTAAGATACAGGGTATTTGGAAGTTGTTGAATACAATAGCATTTAGCACCGCAACAACAAGCAGGGTCCATAGCCACACCAGCAGGCTTTATTAGAAGAACCCCGTTGTTGAACATTATCGGCATAATGCTACTTTAAGTTATAGTAATTTTGAACCCACCAACGCAAAGTGCTGGATCATCAAATTCATAAACCCATACAGGATTTCCAGCAAATCCCGTATCTGCACATTGTCGTTTTGCCAAAACACCTGCCACAATTGTACTAGTGCCAGTGATTCTATATGAAAAAGTCAACGTAGACGTGGATTCAGTGGTAAGTTGCTTGCACAAAAATTCAAAATAAATATTGAATCCGCAAGCATTCATAGTCCCTGACCAAAGATGGAACTGTGTAAAACCTCCAGGAGCCTGGGCAGTTGACTTTGCTAATGTGAAAAACCCATTCATGCACTCACAGCCTGGAAAACCTTGTACTGTAGCGGTAAGATTTCCTTCAGGCATAGGATCACAGCAAGGAACCGGAGGCGTAACGTCTTCTCCGCTGCCACTGCCGCTTCCTGATCCACTTCCAGTTGCGCAGTCCGCTCCGATGTGAAGAACCTCATCGTAAGGATCGCACGGGCAAAGCACGTAAGCAGGCTCGTATCGGCCTTTAATGTACAAGCCGTCCACCCACCAGTCGGTCAATATCTGACGAGCTTCCGCATTGACCAAAGTAAAATCGCCAAGGGAGTCGGCACAGGTTTGTAATGAAAACTTCTGTGCTCGGTACTTAACCTTGCACTCGTAGCTTAGCGTATTGCGTCCTGTAGGATTTCCGTATGTGTCAAGTTCAGGTACGCAGCCTGGAACATTAGTAAATTGGTCTATGACAATCTGAAACTCATCATGCTCTACTTGAAGAATTTGGTATCCGCCATTTCCTTCGTTCAATTCGCAATTGTGAAAAGCGACAAATTTTTTGTTGGCTTTTGCGGCTAGCTTTAGCGGGTTTTCTACTTCATAAACGGGAGTTACGTCCTTGCAAGCAGTGATATCTTTGAGCTTGTAGCTTTTTGGAATCCCCTTGTCGGCTGGGCACATCGCGGCTTGTAGTTCACCGGTGTACAGCGTGAAAGAACGAGGAACGTAAGCCACTACCCAACGACGGGTTTGCAAATGCCAAAAAGCCATTACCCGAGTGTCTTCGGCAATCTTCTGCGGCCAGGGGTTGTGAAGATTGATGAGCTTGGAAGTTTCAGCCCAAGTAATCTTACTATTTCCCGTATGGGTTCCGTACAATACTTTTGCTTGGCCAACATCTTCTTTTGGGATGTCTCCCCCGTACACCTTGCAAAGTATCATCCTGTCCGTAGGCTCATGGGCACGGGCAACATCAGGCGGAGCCACAGACTCCCAAGCCAGCATTGAATTGACGTAATGCTGCCCAAGGCCCATTATCTGGTCTTCTGGAGTGTAATGTAGAGGCGACAAAAGGATCTCCGTTCTTGATCCTCTGCCGATCTCAAACCAACGAACACACTCGACTTCAGGGCCAGGAAGTATCTCGGGATGATAGCCTAGGTACACCCCATGCAGAACAGGATTGTTTCGGTAGCTCTTACTCATCAAGTAGCCTTCCGCCACGTCTGTGGCTCGCTGTGTCAGGTCAGCGGCATTTAGAAGGCTACCCTGCTCATCGTAGTAAGCACAAAGGGAATCATGTAATGCTACGTTAGTACCTTGTATCGGCTGCAAATCGGTAAACAAGGTAGACGAAGTATATTCTTCTTTGTACAGAGGTTTGCTAAGCCAAGCATCTTTTCCGGTCAAAACTCGAAAATTAGGGTCTGTTCCAACTACGTTTTGAAAAGCATGGTACGCAGTGTGGAAATACACAGTGACTTTTTCAGGAATACCCAAAGCCATCTTACGGTCTGGATAATCCCAAGACATGTCCTTCGTGTAACCTTCATTACGAAGAACTTGCTCAAACTGTTGGATGTTTTGGTTTTTTCCTTTGGGAGCAATTGTGTATTGACCCAAAAGATTTGGATAAACCGTATGCCCGGTTGTATCCAAAATGTAGTTAATAGCGTCCCAAGCATTCATACCCCTAAACTGGTAGTTTTCTGGGGTGTGCGTAGGCCAACTGACATCGAAGATTGGAGAACCCATGGGAGACGGCAGTTCGTTCCAAAGATCCTCCACAATCTGCTGCCAAGTCCAAACGGAACCTCCGTTAAGAGAGAATCCGTAGTAATCTGGCTGATCTGAAGTATTCAGGTACTGATAGGAACGGACATTATAAACTTTGTCCACTGCTGAATAGTGGGCAATGGCTCGTGCGTCCACCAACTGTACAAGATACATCACTTCCGCGACGTTCTTGACATTCATCCCTGTAACCGCGTCCATTCTAGCTATGGCTAGATTGTTTATGGTTACGCCGCCTTTGTAACTGTCGTAAAACTGAATGTAGTAGTCAAACTCATTCAACCCTACCTTCAACTCTTCAATGTCACGATGTAACATCAGCAGATAGCCAACACTAGGATGCTTGCCCCGAGGCATCGTGAAACTATTGGCTTTTTCCCAGAACTTGTACGGAGAAAGCTCCGCCTGCGTCATGCCCATAGCCAACTGGGCAGGATCACAGGCGTGTTTTTCCGAGCCAAAAGACTTACCTAGTCTAATAGCGTGATCGACGAACAGTGGAGCTGGCATTGGTTATTTTCTGGGAGAGAACTAGGCGTTGGGAGGCGGCTGGTTTTGATCCGCTGCTTGGTCTGGCGGGATCTCTTGACCTGCCAACTGGTTGTTGGGGTCAAGCGGGTTGTTGGGAGCGTTCGGGTCGTTGGGGTCCGATTGGACACTCGACCCGTCTTCGAGCGGTTGGGCTGTAATCTCATATTGGACATCTGCTCCAAAGTTGAGACCTACCAAATATCGCATGACCTGCTTGTCAAAGTCAAGTACCAGCCACTGGATCAATTCCAGCAACACTGAGTAGAACGCCATCTGAGGAACTTGCCGACCCGAAGAAGAGCCGAATCCCGTTTCTCCTCCAGAAGAAATAATCTCTGGAGGAATGCCCAAAGCTTCCAGCACCTCGTCCTTGAGAAGATTGCCGTACTCCAATAAACCCGCTGGGACAGGGTTTCCCGAGGGTGGGACGTATTCCCAAGCTTTACCCGTACCATCCGGTCCCGTCGTGTTAGGAAGCGTCAGGACGCCTCCAGCACGCCTTTTTTCGAGCATCTCGCGGGCGTAGTCCCGAGTAGCCTTCGGACCCGTGGTTGTGGCGATCTGCCCAGGCGGATGGTAAAGGGTGCCGCCGTCAAAGCTGTTCTTCAGATACCAAAGCCGTCGAATGGCTCGGTAGCCATCCTCGCTCCACTGCTCCCACCAGGGAACGTGAGCACCGAACAATCGGGAAAGCCCAAACCAAGGATTCCGGTCGCGTTGATGGATGTGGTACAACCCCTTCGGGAAGCCGATGTACCTTCGTCCATCATTTGCTGGTGGAGTCCCCTTGTTCGGCTTGAAGTAATCGCCCGAGTAATCGAGAGATTCCGCAAACTGATCGGCTGTCCGCACTGGCTTGATGTTCCGCACGAGGAAGCCGCAGATAGATCCCTGCTTGGTTACAGGACGGCAGTCGAGAGATTCCAAATCCCGGACGTTATCGAAGTAGATTCGATGGTCTTCCGAGTTGTACCGATACTCCACTTCCGAGGCCGAGTAACCCCATTCAAGGGCCTTGAGAACCCGGCCAGCCGCGACTTGCATGAACCTTTTCAGGTTTTTATTGATGTAATCGGTAACGTCGCTACGACTACATTCCACCTCGAATTTGCTCTTCGAGATGATCGGCCCTTTGATTAGCCAAAGACCAAAGATCACCCGAGGGTCGCAAAGCATCTCACGCACAGTGTAGTACGTGAAAGGGGGCCTATTACGATTTAGGAATCCGTAGTAGCCCCACATCCCGTAGGTTCCCCACGGGACATAATCTTCGCTGATCGGCGTAGAATGAAGAAGGGCGTCCGCATCAACTTTAACGTCGGGATTGGCCGCACCCGGAAAGCGTGGAGCGTCTTTAGGGGGAGTGTAGTCCAGCTCGCTCGGCGGTGCGGCGTCCATCAGCATATTGGAATTTGCCGATGGGTCAACCCCTCCTTCAAAACCTGATGGCTCGTAAGCCATCGTGTCTTCGGAAGGAGCGTTAGTCGTGTCGAACTTTTTCTTCTTAGCCATTGGTTCTCGGTTCCTGAGCAAGGATGGCGTAAGCCTCTGCTTCTTCGGCGATCTTCTTGTCTTTGGTCGCCAACAAGTACAGAGTATACCAACCCTTGGGATCAAGATCCCGATTTTGTAGGCGGCCCCGGAGTTCTCTATGGGCTTCTAATTGCGGCATATTTCTTCGATACAACTCAACTTCCAAATCTGAAAGCTTAGAAGTGTCGAAGCCATAAAACTCCGCTACTGAAGCCCGGCCATAAAACCCTGGGTAAGGCTCTCCATCTTTTTGACGATAGCACACGCCAAGAGGTAAGCCTCAGTTGCTGTGAACTCTTGACCAAGCCGTTCTTTCAGGCTTTCCGCAAACCGATTAGGCCAAACGCCTTGCCCTAAACCACGTTTCTCCTCCGTGCTTAGATCGACTCCACTTTGACTTTGGGCAATCCAAGAGTGAAGTACAACAAGCTCTTCGGACAAAATCGTCTTGCCATCTCGAACGTACGTGAATTTTGTGTCCATAGCCTTTACAGTGCAGGAGGTTGGTAAATGTTCTTGAAGTCCGCTTGAGAAATATACTGCTCACCTTCGGCATCGGTCAATAGCTCTTTGATGAAATTAACCGAAGGATTAAGAGGTCTAGGAATTGTGTATACAATTTCCCAAGAGGAAAAAATCAAACGTACTTTACCAGATTGACCTACTACTTTATCTAGTACAGTTCGGCTAGACACTTGGATAGGCTGCATTACTTGATTGACACCTGCTATCTTTACCGCGTATAGCATTGGCGGCTTTATTTGATAGCAGTATCGAAGCGCATAGCCCTTCATTACAATGTAGGTTTTACCCGCACCCATTTTCTGGACAGTAGGTTGGCCTGACTCGTCAGACGCTCCCATAGCATAAGCCGCACTTGCTTGTGACGAAGTACCGCCCGTTGGGAACTCCAAATTATGGTTAGGATACCCGCCGTAGTATTGACTGTCTTGGTAATACTGATTTGGGTAATTGTAAGAAGGAACGTGTTGGATTGTTGGTTTGTAGTCGATAATCTCGTACCAATTCTTGTACTCCAACCAGCTTTTTTCTGGAGGAGGACAGTTCAGGGTGAAGATGTTAATGAAGCCTTCGGGAGGCACTGCTGGAGACTTCTGTCCGTAACTAGGCTCCATCGGACCAAAGTTGCAGGTGTTGACTAGATTTCTAGTGCCTTGCAAATTGAAGTTTACAGCCCCTTGTCCCGTTTTCAAGTTGTTGGGAATACCGCTAAGCCAAGCATCCCAAGTATTGTTACCTTGGCGTACAGGGACGAACAACTCACTATATACTAGATGATTTTCCAAGCTAGAAACAAGTCTGTACCTAAAATCAAACGACATGCTTCTTCCAAATACATCTTCCTCGTAAGAATGGCTTACCGGAAGATACGAAGAGCTTTTTGGCAGCAGCACGCCTTTATTGTTCATTATGGGAATACCATTTTGAACATTGATGGCTGTAGTTAATTTTGACTTAACGATAGTCAAGAACGCCAAGTAAGCTTGGTATTTGGAAGCTCCCGGCACTACCGTAAAACTACCTTTGATTTCGTAGTCCCATACCGTAAAAGCTGGTTCATCTCCTTGGCTTCTTAAAGATACTGTGGCATTGCAATCTATGACGTTCTTGTAGTACGGAGTTTCCGATTTCAATTCCGTGTCCACAATACGCCAATCAAGCCGCTTGGCGTCTCTTCCCACGTCGTAAGAAATTGTCCTCTTAAAACCTTTCAGGTAAGGAAACATGGTGGTTATCATGTTTTTTACGAACGTGTCATTGACCACCTTCACCTGATATACTGGACCAACCGCTTGCACCGTAGGACTGGTGTACTGCATGTCTTGCAGTAAACGACCGGCTATCTCAGCAGATCCTGAAATAGTTCGGTTCGAGTAGCCTAGCTCATCAATCGACCAAGAGATGTCGTAGACAAACTCCGTAATGGGGTTGTCATACTTGGCTTGGGTTTCAAGGTTGTACGGAGTGAGGCAGTAAACAGGTTGGCCTGCGTTGTTCTGGTAGCTAACGCAGCAAATCGGCAAGCATACTTCAACGCTCCAGACAAGTCGGTAAACCCTTGAAGCACCAATTGGCTCAAGAATTTGAACTACGGGTCGAGGACCATAATTCAAATCCATTCCTGGTTCAACGCGAAATACTAGAGTTCCTACGTCTACCGGATCAGCCGTTCCGAAGACGCCATCAATAACAGGATCTTGGTTTTTATTGTTACCAGGAGCAGCAAATACTGGCCCAGTTTTAGACTGGGGATCAATTCTTTGATTCTGTCCAACACCTTTTGCACAGATGTAAAAAGGTAGGCCGGGAATCGACAAATCCCTACGGGCTTGTGATTCGTTCAAGTCCAAAGGCTGAGTGCCTGTAGCGTCATACTGCGGATTGGTATGCGGCGTAAGAACCGTCTCGACCGTGAAAGTATGCTTGTAATACTTGGGGATGATCCTGTCGTCCCCGTACACAGGCTCGACTTGAAATTTGAAACTTATCGCGGAATTGAAAACGTAGCTTCCGTATGTAATGAACGTGTCCACAGATGTCACGTTTCCATTTACGGAAGCGGACATATCGAAAGCTTCGTTAAGAAGCCAAGGCACCGGTACTGGAAGGGGACTGCCAAAAGCCATTACGGTTTTCCAATCGGAGGTATACCAGGAGCGCCTTGTGGAACAAGAGGAGAAGCTTGCTGCAAAGGATCAATGAACTTTTCGTAATCCTTAAAGAAGGCGGCTCCTGGAGTTTTCGGGGCTGTATTCCCGGCTATCAGGTTAGCCGCTTTCAATATAGCAGCTAACTGCCCTGGAAGTCCAAACATATTCAAAATTAAAGCTTGATTCCAACCACCTTGCTTGTTGAACAATTGAATGACAGGAGAGATAAATTGCTTGTAGACTTCCTTCATCCAGGTCAGAATTGCGGATACGCCTCTTGCTAAGTCGATAGCTAAAGGAAGTATATCTTCCGCAATGTCTGTCTCTATTTTCTTGAGAATTGTTGCTATTTCAGCTCTCTCAGTCACGTAGCTAGCCAATTCGGGGCCTAGTCGATTAGCCTGCTCCATATCCGCAAACATGGCTTGAACATTAGCCATCGCAGTAGCTACAGCCACTTCTGGATTGTATTTTCTTGCGGTTCTAGCAATGTCTGTAAGAGCATCATCTACCGCTTTTGCCGCAATAACAGTACCCGCAAAAGCCGCGATAACAGCCCCACCAGCAATAGCTAATGGCCCTAAGATAGCCGCAGCTCCGCCAGCAGCGGCGGCAGCCCCTCCTCCACCTGCTGCTGTTCCACCTGCGGTAGAAGCCGCTCCTCCAGCCGCACTAGCAGATCCACCAGCCCCTGCCGAACCGCCAGCACCTGCCCCAGCCCCTGGAGAAGGTCCAGGCGGCTTTGGCGGTATTGGAGTCGAAGGCAGACTTGGTGATGAAGAACCGCCACCAGGACCAGGAGGCGTAGGACTCCCGCCCGGTGGAGAAGCAGTTCCTCCGGGAGATGGCGGAACACCTCCCGAAGAGCTACCTCCGGGAGGTTGATTGACATTAACATCTATGCTAATGCTTGACATTACAAAGTAAACCAGTTACTGCTTCCGACTTGCACAAGTCCAGGCCACGGCAGTGATTGAAGCCTAATTGGCACGTTTCTCAAACGAGCGGCAAACAGGAAGCCAACATCAAAGCCTGGGGGGATTACGGCTGCGGTAATGGTGATGTTCTTCAAAAGAGGATTGACACCAGGAATAGCCGTTCCTGTTAGCACTGCCGAAACAGAGCTAGCCAAACGTCCTACTTGCCCTGTATCGCCTAGCGAGGCATAAGGCCAAAATACCGAACCCACATTAGGGTTGGCTTTTACCGCCTGACCGTCCCCGTTCAATGCGGCGTCGAATTCCTGGAACGTACCTTCCACGGTAACGTCACCGCCTCGGTAGACAAAATCTTGGATAGAATCACCAAGATTATCTCCTTTGATCGGATCACCGTAAGAAGTCATTGACAATCGGAAACCGTTTTCGGTGATTCCAACATTGCGTCCATTGAACGTCCACAAGTATGGACCAGCAACCCATCCACGAGACATGGCTAGCTCCTTAGCTGTTAATCAGCAATTCTCCATTGGTTTCTTTTGCCCCGTATTCGAGTAAGCACTCAGGGCAAGTACAGCCAATTACTTCTGATGTATAGTATCTTGGAAATCCTGGCGTGTTGATGGGTCTACGGTACATATTATTTGCTGTATTACAAGCAAATTTATACCTTTTTCCGTTTAGCTTGGACTCCATAAGTCCATACTTGCTTTCTACGACTAGATGGATAAGTTCACACGGAACCAAGCCACCCTTTAAGCCGCAAGTTGGACAAGGAGCCTCTAAAGAATCAACGTAGTAAGTCCTACGATAATTCTCCAGAACAAGCTTGCATTCACGACTTTCGCACTTTACAGGAATCATCGGTAAGCGTAACCTCCGCGAGCACCGCCAAAACGAACCGTCATGGTGTATCCTACAATAGAAAGCCCGTTCTCGTCCATCAAATGCTCGTTTCGGGCAGTGAACCACTCGTCCGTTACCGGAGAAGGGGAAGGATCACATCCCTGCCACCTAAGATACTCAAAAATGCTATACGGAATATAATCAGGGTACTTTGCCAGAGCCTCGTAAAGCGGAATTTCGGTGAGGCTATCCCCGGTCATTGACACCGCTTTGGCTACCTCCCAGCAGACCGAGCACATACCGGACAACACTTCCGCATACATGACAGGTCCGGTTTTTTTCTGGGGGAAAACAGGGCTTCGCACCGTGTACGTGCAGGAGACGCCCATCAACGCATCCAATCCCACGTTCGAGTCTTCGACCGCTGGAGACCACTGGGAACCGTACACTCCAATGAATCGCGATCCCATGTACGCTGGAGGTCTTCCATCCGGCGATACTTCAATCTCTTCACGGTCGAACGGCTTGAAAGGCAAGCCATCGCGGCTAAGCCGTTCCCTAAGCACGTCCCGAACTGCTAGTACCAAGTATCCAATGTGCATTACAATTTCTCAATTATAGGCTTTATTGCCTTTACGCCAGCAATAATTGCTAGCCTAGTAATTTTGATTTGTGTGTCTTTTGGTAGTAGCTGTCTTAGCTTTGACACCTCTTTGGCGTAAGGAACTCGGGTGCCAACATCCAACTTCCTCCCAACCCAAGACACCTTCTGATCCATGTTCACCGGCACGTAAGCAGCCCCAGCAAGGGTTCCTGGCTCGTAGGACCTCGCCAGACGGCCTGTGTCCCTGTTGATTGACTCAGGAGTCGAGGAAGCCGGAAGACGCAGCATACCGCGTTTATGGGGCTTCTTTTTCTTGGCGATCGTCCTTGGACTCAAAGGCTGCCACTCGTTCCCAAACTGGTCCGGCACCCTCTCCGATCGAACAATGAAGGAGTAGTGTATCAAACGGAACATTTCATGCAAGAAATGTGCTCGGTATACATTTAGAATGTATGTATACCTGCCCGTAGGCTGTCCTCCTAAAATTTTAGGAAGCTCATCTAGTAGCTTTTTTGCGGATTGATAATCCATGTTACCATAGCCATTCTGGCAGGATCTGGTTTGATAGATCTTGCTTTGACGAGCTAGCACCTGTAGATACTTGAGGCTCTACCCGCAATGTCGCTTCTCGGTATCGAGGATCGTGTTCAATATTGGACAACGTAGGAACCATGTCCACAGAAGTCGCAAGCCCAGGTATAGGCAACTGCTGTTGTTGGACTTTTTGCAACTCTTGAAGGATTTGATCGTACCTATTGAAGAACAAGGAAGCATTGCCATTTTTCTGGGATAGAAAATAGCAGGCCATCCAAGTCGCTCGAATGCGAACCCACTTCGAATTCGCCATATCCGAAGAATTGTAAATCTGCCCAGCGTACATATCAATCATTACAGATGCGTCGTCAATGAAAAACTCCAACGAGTTTTCCGGGTCTGACTCATCCTCGATTCGGTAATCCACACCGCACGCGGAAAACAACTTGGACATTTCCGCTTTGGTCGTGTACTGAGCCATTACGGAGCCTCCAAGGAAATGCCAACTTGAAAAGTAAAGTCGTCACTGGGGATCGCCCCACCGCTAATCCCAAGTCGAAATTGAGCACGCCATGTTCCAACTTCATCCAAGTCGGTGGATGCGGAAGTCACAAATCGGATTTTTCCATCTGCTCCGCTGTTTGTGAAAATAGCATTGAACTCCTTCTTCACGCCACTAGGAGATACAAGTCGGATTTTATTGTTGGAAGATCCTGAGATGTTGACAGGTTCGCCATTCTGATCGCGAAGAGTCCTCTCCACCGCAACCGGGTAGGCCCCTTTTCTCAATTTGACTTCGCAGCTCATTTGGTGATCTCTTGAATGAAATTGCAGTCGCTAGCGGAAGTCTCGTAGAAACCACAAGGTCTACCAAGTTCCTGAATGAAATTCAAGTCTCCGGTATCGGTAATTACCGGAGAGCCTAGTTCTGTGTTTGTAGAATACCATCCCCACAATTTTCGGAAAAAGTCAAAAAATCCAGCAGACATTACGAGATTCCCGTTACAGGATCGGCATTTGGATCAGTTGTTAATGTCTTCGTAGCGTGAACAGTAGTACCATTGGTTCGATAGATGTTTAGCACACCACCTACTGTTAAGGCTTTTCCAACACCAGCAAGTACTAAGGTGCATAGCGTAGTTGTTCCAGCTACGCTTTCGACATTAGAAACATTTCTAGTAAGTACAGCATCTGCCACCGTCGTCGCCGAGGGCGGAGCAGTGTAGGACGCATCCGCCAACCGACTGCCCACCGTCACGTCGATTCGAGCAAGCTCCGTCGCCAAATTGGTTCGCACAGCGGTCGCGATTTCGCTCGCCGCATCAGCGGCCAACGCGTTGGCGTCGATGGCCCCGGCCGCGAAATGCTGCGCCTCAATCACCGCCGGTTGAAGCTCATGGACATCGCACGCAATGTGCTTCGAGCCAGTCAACTTTATTTGCACGTTGCTGCTATCGCTTCGCGGGATGCGTCCGCCATACGTACCGGCCGTCGTGTGTCCAGACATTGCCTCGTCCCACACAGCATCCGCGTTCTCGCCAGCGGTCGGGATTGTGGGCAGCGATCCGCCTGCCCATTGCGTGACATTCGCGGCCACGGTAAACGAGAACGCCGAAAGCGTTCTTGTCGAGTACTCCCATACCTGTTGCGCTGTCAGCGTGCTGGTGCCAATTGTCGGCAAGCTTCCGCCGTTCCATTGCGTGACATTTGCCGCGACGGTAAAGCCAAACGCGGACAGCGTACGCGTCGCATATTCCCAGACTTGCTGGGCCGTCAGTGTCGACGTTCCGATGGTTGGCAGCGATCCGCCATTCCATTGCGTCACGTTCGCGCTAACCGTAAAACCAAACGCCGATAGGGTGCGTGTGGCATACTCCCAGACTTGTTGAGCGGTGAGAGTGCTTGTGCCAATCGTCGGCAACGCCCCTCCGTTCCATTGCGTCACGTTAGCCGACACAGTGAACGAAAACG